ATGCAATACTGGTCGAAACTCTGATATATGTTTTACAAAAGATTTCAACATCATATTTCTATGATATTCACTTACCTCACAGACTTTTTTGATTTCTTGGGCCTGTTTGACCACTATCTCGGGCATATCAGGAGTCCAATAAAAAAATTCTGTTTGATATAAATTATAAAAGATTTCATTTTTAGTTAGATCCACTGGTGGGCTATGCATTGCATTAACATCAAGGAAATATGCATAATAGTTTCGGCCATCAAAATGAACCAACGGTTTATCCACTCCCACAATTTGAGCAGTTTTCAAACCTTTATAACATAGATCCAATATATGTGTTTCCGCCACTTGTGCCGCTTGTCTAGCAATACCTGCTATGGATATATTGGTGCCCATGGGGTTGGTTTCAAACCAATTATCTTTTTCAAATAGATCAAATATTGGTTTTGAAATGTCTTGATATCTAATCAGTGTGTTTGGGTGCAATTTGTTCCTATACTTCTCCAGAACAGGCTTTGCGGAAAATTCCAATTCGCTGTAAATGTTTCCGTTGGATTTGTCCCGATCATTGAAATTCTTACGTGCCGACTCGGGCAACTGCATTACTATTTCATCCAAAAATATGTTGTTATTGATAAAGGTTTTGAGAATGTTTCCGCTGTCTGCTCCACCACTATAGTACAATACTAAATAGTCGTATTGGTTTCGTAATTGCAACGCTCGACGTAAATATAATTCGGGGAGTGATTCATAAATTGGCGTTTGCCAATCTATAGAGGAATAGACGGAATCGTTAAATACCCAAGTCAAATTTGATGGTCGCTGACTGTAACTTTCTAAAAGCGCCAATGTCTTACTATAGAATTTCTTATCACCGACTAGGTAATAACCCAATCTGTCCTGGTTCATATCCATTATGGCTTGCTTTATTAATCGAAATCGTGTATAATTGTACTTATGAACAAATACACCACAGTTGAAGATTATTTAGAAGTTATTGCAGGAATTCGAGATCCTGTGACACTAAAAACCAAACCTCAATCTTGGCTAAATGCCTTTGATCCTATAATTAATTTGGCACGTTATGATACTGATGTGCTAAACAGTATGAGCACAACTGCCAGTGAAGGACGTGCACTCACAGAAAAACAGGGTGAATTGGCAGTCAAGATTGTGATCAAATACAAGCGGCAGTTGGCCGCAAAAGGCGTGGATGTGTCTCCTGTTGAAGAACGAGCCATGTGGCGTTTGCCGTTGCGAGCCATGGACTATACTAGAAAGTTGTCTGTGTCTAATGATCAAATACAAGTCACATTCCCTTTTAATAGCAATTTAATTGAAGGCTTGCGAGACTTTAGAAAAGAAAGTCAAGGGCAAGGAGTATGGGACAAGGAAGCCAAGGTTTGGAGTTTTGCACTCACTGAATACAATTTGGTTTGGCTCTCAACTTGGGCAGAACAAAACAATTTTGAAATTGATGAGGAAGTTCGTAGACTAAATGCACTGATCGCAGAAGTTGAATCTCGCCCTTACACAATAGAATTGCAGTATGCAGATGATAAATTGCTTATCTCCAATTGCCCTGACAGTTTGAGTGAATACATTGAAAACAATTTAGGTGGATTTGGTGTGGACAATTTGTTGCGTTTGGTTGACATGAGTGCAGTCCTGGGCTATACAATCAGTAAAGCGATTGCAGATCAAGTAGTAGCCACAAGTACCCCACGTTTTTATAATCTTGCTGTCAGCAGAGAAGCCAAATTGGATCCCACCGCAATTGTCGAGAATCTTGCAAGTGTGCTGGACTACGCAGATGAAATGAAACGTTGGCCAGTTGTGATTTATGAACCTGATCTAAGTGGAAAACTGTTGGCACAACTAAAACAACTGAGAGAGGGTGTTGTTGAAATCTCCAGGGACGTTAAGAAAAGAACTTGGGCGGATGGTTTCAAATACTATCATTGTACCATTCCCGTAACTGAAGCAAAGATACCATTGCTGATCAGCAGTGCTGGTATGATGTTTGGTGGGGATAAAAGTCTAATGGTGCAAAACGCCGAAAAGATTGTTTATTGTGCCGCAGAAGTATATGCTAAACGAGACACAAAGGTACCAGATCTTGCAAGTTAAACTAATAATTAAAGATGAAGTCAATGTCAAACTAGAAGGGCTTGATGTCAGTGTTCGTAAAAAACTAGTAGATAAATTTAAATACGAAGTTCCGGGTGCACGCTATCAACCATCGGTAAGACTGGGACGTTGGGACGGCAAAGTCAGTTTCTTTCAGTTGGGCGGCAGTACTTATATTAACCTGTTACCCGAGATATTGCCTATCTTGGAAAACTTGAACTATGATGTTGAGTTAGAAGACCAACGTGACTATAGCACACAGTTTGAATTTGATCCCATAACCGAAGATACTTTTGCAGACAAAAAGTGGCCCAAGGGACACCCCAAAGAGGGCGAGCCCATTTACTTGCGAGACTATCAACCTGACATACTAAACAGATTTTTAGAGAATCGGCAAAGTGTACAGGAAGTTGCCACAGGTGCAGGTAAAACAATTATGACTGCGGCACTGAGCAAGAGTGTGGAAAAGTATGGACGAAGTATTGTCATCGTGCCCAATAGAAGTTTGGTCACGCAAACAGAAGCAGACTACATTAACTTGGGCTTGGATGTGGGTGTGTATTTTGGTGAACGCAAAGAATACAACAAGACGCATACTATTTGTACTTGGCAAAGTCTAAACAACATGATGAAAAGTACTAAAAGCGGAGAAGCCGAAGTAGAGATCGGAGACTTTATTGCGGGTGTTGTGTGTGTTATGGTTGATGAAGTACACATGGCCAAAGCAGATGCCCTTAAAACTTTATTGACCACAGTATTTGCACATGTACCAATTCGCTGGGGATTAACTGGAACAATTCCCAAGGAGGAACACGCGAAGATAAGTATATACTGTAGTCTGGGACCGGTAGTTGGAAAACTCAGTGCCAGTGATCTTCAAGAAGCAGGACACCTTGCCAATTGCCATGTTAACATTGTACAGTTAATTGATCACGTTGAGTATAAAGAATACCAACAGGAATTGAAATACCTGTTAGAGACCACAGGTAGATTAACTTATATGAGAAACTTAATTCTCCGAGTTAATGAGACAGGCAATACACTGGTGCTAGTAGATCGGGTAGCAACAGGTAAACTATTGGTAGAATATTTAGGTGAAGAGGCGGTATTTGTAAGTGGAGCAACTAAAGGGACAAAACGACAAGAAGAATACGACGCTGTGGCGACTGCTACTGGCAAGATTATTGTGGCGACTTACGGTGTGGCCGCAGTGGGTATTAATATCCCTCGTATTTTTAATTTGGTTCTTGTGGAACCCGGAAAAAGCTTTGTTCGCGTTATACAAAGCATTGGACGAGGTATACGCAAAGCGGTAGACAAGGATCACGTGGAGATTTGGGACATTACATCAACATGTAAGTTTGCCAAAAGACACCTTACGGCTAGAAAAAAGTTCTACACCGAAGCCAACTATCCCTTTAGCCTAGAGAAGGTAGAATGGCAGTAAACAACATCATTGTTTGCTTTCCATGGGGCGCTGGTGGTAATCTAATACGCAACATTATAACCCTTGATTCAAGATTTGAATTTTGTGCCGAAACAACAGATAGGTATAAATGGTTGTTGGATTATTATTCCACTCCAGTGACTTCTGAAACTTGGCTCCAACGAGAGTGGAGCATACGGCAACAGTTTTATAACAAATACTATCGTGGTGGTATTGAATACTGGAACCCACAATGGCGGTTGGCTTATGATTGTCATGGCACACAAACGGAAATTGATGCCATCACCAAAAACAATCAACTGTTGTGTTATGATCGTTATCAAATAGATCGAAATTTGAGATCAGAGGAAATTAGCCATTGGAGATTGCAGGACTGTGAGTTTATATTTGTGATTCCACAGAATATTGACGCTGTCACGGACTTATACCATAGTAAAAATCCCTCACTAAATCAATTTACCCACGTAGTTGAAGTGGAAAGAAAGCGTCATGCACTACAAACAAACAAAGTTTTGACAAAGAATTTATTGGCGCTAACGTCAGTTGTTGCAAATAAACAAATATATGATGCTGAAAGTCTATTGCACTCACCCAATTGCATATTAGATATTGTGACAAAGTTAAATCTGTCTATTTCACAAGAACATATAGCCAATATACACTCTAAATGGTTGCAAAGTACCCGTGAAATATACTATAATTACTACAACAGAGAACTAACCCTATGAGAATTTTAACCCTCGAGAATCGCAGTTTTGAGATGAACGAGATACCCAATGAGATTGATGAACTCAATTTTTGTGTATTGGACAACAGTAATCCCAAAGAACCCGATTACTTTTTTATACCCTTGATCTTTATGGAGTCATTCAATAGCCCAGCATTGGTGTTAAAGATTGGCAATCATATTATCAAAATGCCCGTGGATTGGCAATTGCTGATCGGTGAAAAGGAACAGGGCGATTTGGAAGTAGTGCCCTTGACCAGTATCAATGATCGTGGTTTCAGTGCGTTTGCATTTAATCCCCGCACCAGTTTCCGTCCTGACTTCTTTCCAGTTGAAATTGTAGACATCTATCAAGATGTCAAATGGTATTTCCCCAAACTAAAACCCGGACAGATGTTGGCAGTTCCCTTAGAGGAAGGCATTGATGGGCCCATGTGTGTTTACTTTGTCAAAGACATCAGCAGACAAAGTGAAGTAGTGGATTATAATAAGGTTTGGTAACGTGAGCGATATATTTGAAAGCCCCGATAAAGGCAAGACTGTTTACCGACGCTTGCCTGGAACCAGCCAACGTGAATTGTATAGTGATGTGACCAGTGATGGTAAATCATTGTACGAGCAATTACAGGAACAAAAAATGTGGGGCGAGATCCGTAGAATGGCCTTGAAGGACGAAGGCTTGCAAGAACTGTTGGAACGTGCTATAGTATACTATAACTTGAAAAAAGATCATGGAAGATAAACTAAACATCTCATATGAAATGGCTCAGTTTGACACAAAGAACCGAGAGTTCTTTAACGACTTAACTGAAGAAGAAAAGAAAAAGTTTAGCCCTTTCCTAATGATACGTTGGGGCAGTTGTGTGGATGGTGATGCAGACATGCAGGCCTATTACCTAATGAGCACCAATGAGAGACTTAATAAAAACTTCTTTGATATAAGTGGTACGCAACACAAAAACTTTCAATGGTTATTGGCCACAACAGTAAGCCCGGGTATGGGCAAGATGCGACACACGTGGATCAAACAAAAGAAACGTGAAACCTCAAATTCTAAAATAGAAAAACTTTTACGAGAATTATATCCACATTACAAGGATGATGAGATCCAACTATTGGCAGAACTAAATGATAAAAGCGATATTAAACAGTTGGCAAGGGAATTCGGTTGGGATGATAAACGAATCAAAGAATACTTATAGTTGTCGATATTGTGAAAAGCCTTTTAGAAAAGAAACAACCCTATTGGCGCACCTCTGTGAAGCCAAGCGTCGCCATAATCAACGAGATGAAACAGGAGTTCAATGGGGTCTCAAAGCGTATCTCAGATTCTATGAATATACACAAGGCAGTGCTAAACTCAAGTCCTACGAGGATTTTGCTAAGAGCCCTTATTATAATGCCTTTGTTAACTTTGGTAGGTATTGTGTCAGCATCCGTTGCATTAATTTCATTACTTTCTCGGATTGGCTTTTAAAGAACAACAAGAAACTGGACTTTTGGTGTAAAGATACGCTATATACTGAGTGGCTTGGGGAATATATAAAGAAAGAATCCACCAAGGATGCCCTAGAGCGAGCCATAAAGGAAATGACAGGATATGCGGACTCACATCCAGAACTTAAAAACGGCTTTTCAGATTATTTTAGATATGGTAATGCAAATCGTATTGTTTACCATATTAGTACTGGGCGGATCAGTCCTTGGATTGTATTTAATTGCGACAGTGGCATTGGATTTCTTGATGGACTTAATGAAGATCAAACGGCGATTGTAATGCCTTGGATTGATCCAGACTTTTGGCAAAAGAAATTTTCGGACTATATGGCCGATGTTGAATGGGTTAAACTTATTCTCAAGGAAGCGGGTTTATGAAATTTAAAAGTGATATTGACATTGACTTTCCAAATAGGGAAGACGCATTAAAATTATTAAAACATAACCCTGCAGGTATAGTTCGAGACGGCAAACTGATCAAGCACAACACTGGCATATATGTCACAGACATACCAATAGATCCCATGACTGGTGTTGCTACAATAGATCACAAAGCCGCAGAAGATTGGGGCTATATGAAGTTGGACTTTTTGAATGTGTCATTATATACACAGATTAAAAGTGAACAACATCTAAAGGATTTAATGGCTCAGGAACCTGCTTGGGAAAAGTTATATGATCCAGAATTTTGTGCAAGACTAATACACATTGGTAATCATTACGACACACTGATCAAATGCCCCGAAGCAGTCAACACAATACCTCGTATGGCCATGCTTTTGGCACTGATACGTCCGGGCAAACGTCATTTGATTGGCGAAACTTGGAGTCGAATCTCAGAAACTATTTGGGATGCCAGTGAAGAATATACTTTTAAAAAGAGTCATTCAATATCTTACGCACATCTAGTCTGTGTGCACATCAACTTACTTTGCGAACAAGGGTTATAGAGCGACGCTTACTACGCTTCATAGCCATCTCTTTTAGGCTCACTTGCGGGCCTACCTTGATCTCTACATCTTTGCTGTTCATAGTTTTAACGCAGAACTTGAACAGGCTCCACTCCTGCTTTAAAAACACGTTGATAGGAATAATTCTATTGCTTTCCCACCACCACGTGTCTCCCAATTGTAGGAACAATATCTTTTGTTCGGGGGATTTAAGGCTGGCAAAATCGTAGATTGTTGTAATCTGCTCGTCTGCGTTTTGTATAATTCCAATATACTCATTTCCTCCGTAGGTTAGGAGGGTTAGGTAGGGGTATTGGTCCAGTAGTTGTTTAATTTCGTCCACTTGATATTTATGTCCATATCAGAACTGATTTTAGTTTTGAGTTGGGCTAAATATGTAAAAGACAAAGAAATGATAACAGTCAAAGCCTACATTTACCCAAATACTGCCGAGGTACAAGTATTTGACCCCACGATATTTACAACAAGGAATCGCCAAGTGTACAGCCGTCCAATCAAAGTCTATCAGGGAATAGACAATCCAATCCAAGTTATAGTTAAAAATCAGGATCAAAAACCTGTGGATCTCACAGGCAGTAGTGTGACTGCTAGTATACAGGACCCTACGAATCAAGTCACAATCAATAGTTATCCAGTGACTTGGGCCAATATACAACTGGGTCAGGGTAATTTTGTGTTGGACGCAAACACCATAAACAGTTTGGAAAATCGGTTTTACAAGTTGGCTTTTAGTACAACAGTCACAAGTTCAGATACAACAAGTCCTGTTTACATAGATGACAACTATGGCGTACCTCTAGATCTAGAAGTGTTGCCTGCTTATTATGGTACTAGTTATACCCCACCAAGTTCGGGTACTACGTACTCGTTGGATGGCGGAACAATCTAAGATGGCAAATATAAACATATCAACCATATTGATGAAGCGTGGCAACACTGCCGCAGCCAGTACCTACGTGGGCCCATTGGGTGAACTATTAGTAGATACCGGAGAACAGACTCTACGCCTACAAGATGGAGCAACTCCTGGCGGTATGAGCACGTTGGTCAACTCGCAACAGTTGTCCAATGTTATCGTTGCCATTGAAGGTATTCAAAGTAATACGGCAAACATCAGTGCAATATTGGCCAACATACACGGTGCCAATATCAGCGGGCTCACCAGCAATGTCGCTGTACTACAACAACAACTTAGCGCGAATGGCATAGCCACAATCGGTGGGTTGTTAGTTGGTAATATTGGGTTCGAAAGCAATAGTTATATTTGGAGTGTTGAAGATAGCCAGATACAGTTTAGCGCCAATGGTTATAATGATCAGTCTGGTATTTTCCTAAACAACCAAAACCTTGCAGTATTGTATGCAAATACTGAATTACAATTGGTAGCCGGATCAACTAGCAGCGGGGAAACTTGGGTCTTTGACCAATACGGTAATTTGACTTTACCAGGCAATGTAATTTTTAACGATTCCACAGTCCAAAGCACTGCTTGGCCTGGGTATGTAAGTAGTTTAGTCGACGGATCGCAAACGCTTTATCTGGCTGCAAACGGCACAGTAACGATGCCGGATGGGTTAACCTACAACAATGCAACTTTTCAATCCTTGCCAGGGCAGTCAATATATCTACAAAATAGTACCGGTCATCAAACAGTGGGTATTAACGATGTTTTTGTAGCCATTACTGCAAACGGACATTCCTGGGTATTTAATAGTGATTCCGGATTAATTTTTCCTGATCACACATTTCAATACTCAGCGTATCAAGGTCCTGCCGGACAAACCAGTTTTGCCACAGTAGCCAATGTTACTGCCGCTAATAGTTACAACCAAACTTATACCACTAACTCAATCTCCACTGCTATTAATAATTTAATTAATAGTGCTCCGGGTACATTGGATACATTGGGTCAAATTGCAGCCAACTTGGCCACTGAAGCAGGGGCGATTGGCGGGATTATAAGTAGCATTACCGCCACAAATGCAAACATAACAGCCGCCAACGTAGCATGGCAAGCAAATGCCGCCACACAACTAAGTCAAATTAATGCAGCCAACGCCGCAATTGTTACTGCCAACTCCGCAGTGGTGGCTTATGTAAACGCACAGGATTCTGCAATTAACACAGCCTGGAGTGCAAATTTAACCGCGGCCAATATTGCTTGGACTGCTAATGCCGTTGCACAACAAAATTTAATTGCAACATTGCAAACACAGATATACGCCAACGCCAATGTAGCGGCATACTTGCCCACATACACAGGTTCATTGATCAACAGTAGCAGTATTCAAACTATTAATAGTGAGATAACCGGCATTTATAGCAATAATGCTGGGCTGTACAATAGTATACTGGGCGCTAATGTCAACATTGCAACACTACAAACACAGATATACGCCAACGCCAACACCAACGCATATTTAACATCCTTTTTGCCCACATACGCAGGTAATTTGACTGCGGGCAATTTGGTGGTCAGTGGTAATATTAATTACGTTGGAAACGTTAATTCTATTAATATCAGCACTGGCGTTTTTACAGGCAATAGTTCGGGCTTTGGGGCATTGTACGCAGGTATTCTTTCTGGATACACATATCAACCTCAGACTGTACTACAAAACAGTACTAACTTCAATGGTTATGCTCAAGTAAATCACCAAAACATCAACAATGGTGCAACGGCATCAACTGATTATGTGGCAACTGCTGACACTGGCACTGCTGGTGCCGGATATATTGATATGGGTATCAACAGTTCGGGGTTTGTTAACGGAACCGGTAATGAATTAAATTACCCCCTAGATGGATACTTGTACGCACAGGGCACAACCGGCACCAATGGTAATTTAATTTTGGGTACTGGCGGTACTGCTGACATCGTATTCACCACTGGCGGATTTAGTACTACAAATAACTATCAAGGTAGATTTAAAAACAACGTTGGATTGATTTTAGCCCAAACAACACAAAGTACCAGCACTACAAGCGGTGCACTACAAGTTGCTGGTGGTGTTGGTATTGCGGGCAATGTAAATATCGGCGGAAATTTACTAGTAAATGGTACCAATGTAATTTCCACAATTAACAGCGTCAACTCAAGTATTACGGTTGCAAATACAATACAATCAAACCAGATTAGTGCAATAAGCGCAAACATTGGAAGTTTTTATACATACGCCAACCTAAATTATGGTACAAGCAGTTATGCCAATGCCAATGTTTCGGCATACCTATTGGGCAATATCAGCACCGGAAACATTGGCATTCCAAGTGGTGGTTGGGTTGATTTTAGAAACAATGACACCAATTGGAGAATGGGATATGGCATTAATGCCTATTCTAAGACCACTGCGATAACAAGTTTGGATGTTGTAGTTGGATCAGGCACTGCTGGTCCAGATGGATTTACAGTTGGTCAAACCAACGGAGCAAGCATATTTGAACTTGTGGGTTCTACTAGAAATGCTTGGCATGCCAACAATGTCACAGTAGTAGGAAATATTACTTCTGGAAACGTATTGGCTTCAGGATTCTTCTACGCAAACGGAACACCGTTTACCAGTAGCAGTTATGGTAACACACAGGTGGCAGCCTATATTGGCGCAACGTCATTTTCCAGTATTAGTACCGCATTGATCAATAATGTTGGACAAATTAATGGTACTGCTGTTTATATACAAACAAATGGATCACACAATTTCTACTTTGATAGTAGCGGTAACTTGAACCTACCAAGTGGCGGTGCTATCAATTATTCAAACGGTGTTAGTATTTTAACCGGAATTGGTGGAACTTATAGCAATACCAATGTATCAGCATACTTGACCTCTGCTACGATCAATACAACTGGTAACATTACTGCCGGTAATTTGACAACTAGCGGAACTTATACAGTAGCGAATATTACTACAACTGGCGCATATGGCAACATCACCGGTGCCAACGTAATATCTGCCAATACAGTACAAGTTAGTACGGGTATATTCTGGGCCAACGGTGTTGCTTGGAGTAGTTCTGGTGGTGGCACAACTTATAGTAACACCAATGTTAGTGCGTATCTAACAGCCAACCCAATAACTAGTATTGTCAATGGTGGTAGTAGTGTCAGCATCCCTAGTTCTGGAGGAAATGCCACAATACAAATTGGTGGCGTACAACTAGCAACACTAAGCCAGGCACAGATTAATGTAGTTGGTAATGTCGTTGCTAGTGCTAATATTCAGGGTGCTAATATTATCGCTACTCAATATGGTAATAGCATTGGTACTACTGCCTCATACAGTGGTAATGTATCGGCAAGTTACTTTGTTGGTAATGGCGTTGCACTAACTGGATTGTCATATAATAACATAGGTAATATCTATGGTTCTAGTAGTAATGTTACATTACAGGCTGGCAGTTACAGTTGGACATTTGACAACACTGGTAACTTGACAATACCGACGACTGGCAATATCTACTTTGCTAATGGAACACAGTTCTCAAGTGGTTCGGGAGGTGGTGGCACAACATATACCAACGCCAACGTTGTCTCTATGTTGGCGGCTAATACCGCAGTCTTTATTGGTAATGTGGGCAACGTCGCCACGGTATCCCCAATACAAAGTAACATCACACAGGTATTCATTGGTGGTAATACTGCAATTACATCAGGTAACGCTGCTGCACCGAACTCAACCTTCTTGATGTACAACGGATACTTTGCGGCCAATGGCACAATGATGACCCGCAATACAACTACTGGTATAGGTTACATAGTAATAGACTCAACTGGTATTGCATTTAATGGATACACTGGTTCTGTTACTGCAAACACAGTACCAACATTTAACCAGTTCTTGAAGATGAACGGCAGTATTGGTGCTCAGTTCAGTGGTGCAGTAACATCAGGGGGTATAGTAACCGGGGTTGGATTAACATCAACTAACGGATTGACACTTAATACTGTTGGTACTATTACAACTAACCAAACATCTGCTGCAATATTTGCCGCTACAGCAACATCGATTACTATCGGTAGTGCTACATCAACGGTTTCAGCAGGTGGTAACTTGTTTGCCGGTAACAACTTGGGAGTAAGCACTGGTAACTTGAGTGTTCGTGCTCAAGGCAATTGGAACGTGCTTACAGTCTACGGTGTTGCTGGTGGCTACAACAGTCCTCCCTATACTAACCAAGCACTAACGGGCGGTAGTGGAACAGGTATGACTGCGAACTATAGTTCAGTGGGCGGTTATATCAGCACCATTACTGTAAATAATCCTGGCACAGGATACAAAAACGGTGATATTTTAACAGTACCGGGCGGTCTTGGTTCTACTGTTATTCTGAGTAACTATAATTCTGCTATTGCTGGTACACTTGGCGGTGCTGCCAGCTTTACGTTTAATATGGACGGTTCGCTATTGCTTCCGGGCAATGTCTCATACGCATCTAACTCTACAATATTTGGGGACTTTACTAATAGCACAGTAAACTACAGAACCATATTCCGTCCAACCGTGGCCAATAGTAATCCTGGTATCTATACAGCACCAAGCGGTACAGGCACCGCCGCAAGTTGGCAAGCCGCAAACAGTAGTAATATAGCCAACGCCAGTAAGATTCTAATTGCCACTAACGGCACAACAGACGTACAACTTGTGTCCGGTATTAACGGCACGGGTACCTACTTGCCATTAAGTTTCTTAACCAATGGCACAACACAGATGCAGTTGGACATTGGTGGTAACTTGAACATGGTTGCAAATGGCAATATCACTACTTCTGGTAATGTGACTGCTGGAAACATTCTTGGCAATCAATATGGTAACAGTATCGGTACTACTGCTACATACTCGGGTAATGTGACTGCTGGCAACATTATTGGCAATCAATACGGTAATAGCATTGGTACTACTGCCACATACTCAGGTAATATCACAGCAGCAAACATTATTACGACTGGCACATATGGTAACATCACCAATGCCAACGTTATTTCAGCAAATACGCTGATAGTTAGCGGCAATGTAACTGCTGCCAACATCGTTGCCACGCAGTATGGTAATAGTATTGGTACTACTGCCACATACAGTGGAAACATAACGGCTAGCAGTGTAATAGCATCCGGAAGCAGTGGACCGCAAACACGTTTCTTATGGGACACATGGCAAGCCAACTCCACTTCGGCACTAAGTTCATTTACTCCAAGTGGCACCATTGGTGGTAACGCTACCTGGGATAGCACACAAGCATACGGATTAAAACTAACCACAAACACCACTTCACAGTCTGGCTACATTAACTGGAACAGTAGTACAATCAATTATAACTATGATATGGTTATAACTGCTAGTATTGGTGCTAGTGGAGGCACTGGTGCAGATGGACAATGGATCTACTTTGGATCTAATGCTGCTATAACAGGTAATCCCGGTAATACCAACACTTATGGTGGTATCGCAGTTATGAACCATTATTATAGTAGTGCAAGTCAGTTTGAAGTTTATGTTGGCGGTACGCAAACTAATATTCCCTATATTGGTAGCGGTAACTATGTAACCTCTGGAGTTACATTATGGAACGCCAGTTACACCAGTTTCTACAACTTGACCCTAAAGATTCGCAAGATACAAAACGGCAACCGTATGTTGGAAGTATATCTCAATGAAATATATCAAGGATCGGTTAACATTGGTAGTTGGACTCCAGTTGGAAATTACTTTGGTGTAGCGGCATACACCGGAGGATCCACTGCTCAAAACTGGGTGCGTCAATTGAGGATAGATTGGTAATATGATAATAGGATCTGGCGTTCAACTCAGCGGTGGTGTTCGAGTTATTAGTGAAATATATATACCTTATGTAACCAATGGCTTGGTAATGAATTTGCTAACGGCACCCAGTTCGGGCACAACTTGGACAGATGCCACTGGTAATGGTAACAACGCAACTATCATCACATCTGGCAGTGGAACTGCTACGTACACCTCGAACTACGGTGGAGGCATTACTCTAGGCACTACATTAAATTCTGAAGCCATTTGTACTGCGTACAATCTTGGAACTGCATTCACAGTTGAAATGTGGGCACAACCCACGGCAGCAAACTATTGGGCGACCCTTTGGGGCAATGATATTTACAGTACCAAGGGCTATTGGGCCTATTGGAGCAGTTCGGCCTCTGGTATACTTGCCGGCTCACCAACGGGTAACATACTCTATAGTGGTATAACTCCGAACCCAGGTGCTATCAAGCACTATGTGTTTACCTTGACAGGCTCAACATTTACCGCGTATCTAAATGGTGTTGCACAAACTGGGTCTGGCTCATATGCCGCACCCAGTGGCGGGTTAAGTACAACAGGCTTGAACTTTGGATCACGACATCCCAACACAACAGGTACTGCAAATACGCCAGTTGACATTTGTGCTGGTACATACTATCAAATGCGGGTGTACAATCGAGCACTAAGTAGTAGTGAAGTCACACAAAACTTCAACGGTGTTAGAGGAACATTTGGCGTATGATAATTAGTGGGGTTACATTAAGTGGCGTTGGATATGTAGTAGATGTCACGGTAGTCAAGTCAAACCTAGTCTTGTGGCTTGATGCCGCAAATCCGCTTAGTTATTCCGGCTCAGGATCAACTTGGAATGACCTTAGTGGCAATGGCACCAACTATACTTTATACAATACACCAACGTATAGCACCAACAATAGCGGGGTCTTAACATTTGCCGGTGCAAGCAGTCAGTACGCTACTAGTACCAATACTGTATTCAACTCTAGTGCCTTTAATACCTACACTTTTAATCTTTGGGTGTACCCAACTGCCGCAGGGCAGTTGTTGCAAGTTGATGGACAAACCACTCCCAGCACTGCTTACCACTATTCAGCAATAGAAATAAATTCCAGCGCCACTATAAGTTTTGGACAATGGCAAGGTCCACTTGCTACGGTAACAACATCGGCACAAAGTTTTAACAAATGGTACAATTTAACATTAACTTATAATGGAACAACGGCCATTGCTTATATAAATGGTTCTGCTGTTGGTAGTTCAAATTTGGCATGGGGTTCACCTGGAGCCCAAACATTTCTTGCTTTAATGGCTGCCGATTCTACCGATATGGGCACCAATGCCAATGGAAGCGGGAGCATTGGTGTATTCATGTGCTACAATACAGCGTTGTCTGCGGCGCAAGTCTATCAAAACTTTAGTGCATTGAGAGTGAGGTACGGTGTATGAACATAGGCGGCGGAATTCGGATAGGTGGCGGTATTAATATTATAAACGATTTACAACCGGTGACTAATGGACTACAATTATATTTAGATAGTCGTAATCCTACTTCGTGGCCGGGTTCAGGAACAACTTGGTATGACTTGTCGGGCAACGGTAAAAATGCCACATTCTACTATGACAGTTTTAGTCCAGTTACTAACGAGAATAACGGAACAGGCACAGTGGTTGATGGTACTGCGCTAAACAGTAGCACAATGATTAAAAATGGATCCAATGATTTGCGCTTTGATGGTAGCACCACAGATGCAGTATACCAATATGCCGCTGGGCCCAATCTTGGAACAGGCATAACTCAGTGGACTATTAATACATGGTTCAATGCAACGAGTTGGCCCAGTACATCATTAACACCGGCTATATTTACAGGTATATACTACGGAACTGGAACCGGACAAACTGTTAATTTTTGTTTAACTAATTTTAACGGAGTTTCTGCCAGTGACACTAACATTCGTGCTGGATATTATAGTCAAGCCACAGGATGGCAGTTGACAAGCGGCTATGCACTTACAACTGGCACTTGGTATAATGTCGTGGGCACATACGATGGTGCCAATATACGATTGTACATCAATAATGTATTGCAAAACACCGCAGCAAGCGTTGCAGGAAGTAATTTAGTCAGCACACTGGGTTATCGTGTAGCACGCCGGTGGGATGGTTACGATTCATTTGATGCTTACATTCCTGTAGCCATGTTGTATAATCGTGCACTTTCTGCTACTGAAATTAGTCAAAACTTCAATTATTTTAGAACAAGATACGGTGTATAAAGTCTTGATTTAGTTCAAACTTTCCTGTACAATAACAAAATGCTTATAGATCCCGATGTCGGTTATTACCGATGCAATGGTGTAGACTTCGCCTCCAAAGTGGACGCATGCCTATACTCATCTGCAAACAAGAAATCCATTAAATGGGTATTTCATCAAGATGTGTTCGCCAAGTACCCATGGCACATAGAACCCACAGAAACACTAGATGACCTATATGATCGACGTGCCCGCCAGTTGCGAGAGCGATACGATTATATAATAATCAACTTCAGTGGTGGCGCAGATAGTTATAATATGTTGTGTGCATTTACTCGACAGAATTTGCACATAGATGAAATACTGATCAATCATACAGAAAAAGCAACACAAAACAAAAATGTACTTAATCCATCAGTGACTGCAAGTTGGAATTTAAATGCCGAGTATCAATTACAAGCAGTGCCCAGATTACGAGAACTAAGTGATAAACTTCCACGAACAAAGATAACTGCTATCGATGTAAGTGATTTAATTGTAGACACTATTAGCGGATATCGAGATGAGGATTGGGTATTACACAAGCATGATCATCTAAGCCCAGGAATGCCGCTAAGGTATAATTATTTTTATTATGGTGATGTTAAACGACAGTTTGACAAAAACCGCACCATAGCAATGTTACATGGATGTGACAAACCAGTCACTAAGATTCACAATGGTGATTTCTATGTTTACTTTAATGATACTGCAACGAATATAACCAGTGACAAATACAACAAAGATTACACCAACGTAAAAACTGAATTGTTTTATTGGAGTCCGGATACCGCAGACATTGTGTGCAAACAAGGGCACACCATCAAACGATGGTTAGAAGCCAATCCCCAATATCAAAATTTATGGACCGATGCAGACTTTGCCCGAACTAGATTGATACATGAAAAACTACTAAGAACTATTGTGTACTCAACGTGGGACCAAAGTTGGTTTCAAGCAGACAAGAGCAAAACTTGGTGGCACAGTGAGTTTGACATGTGGTTGTTTTCTGATCCTGCTTTTGCTGGAGCCATACAAAATTGGGAACGTGGCTTGACATATCTTGCTGAGCAAATACCAGAATATGTGGTTTATCGAAATGGTGTTCCGGACGGAATACGACAATTCACTCAAAAATATTGTATCGGAAAAGTAGACACACCTGCAATAATCTGTTAAAATAGCAGAATGTTTAATAGTATCCTAGACACAGTTAACCAATTACTCCCGCCTAAACGCAAAACCAACAGCACAAGTGGTTGGACCAGTTTTAATGCTGTCTGTTGCCATAACAGGGGCGAAAGCCAAGACACACGTGGACGTGGTGGTATTATTACAAACCCCAATGGCGCTGTGAGTTATAGTTGTTTTAATTGTAACTTTACCGCCAATTATACACCCGGCAGACATCTAAACTATAAGTTTCGTAAACTACTCGCATGGATGGGTGCGGATGATAATACTGTAAAGCGACTAGTAATTGAGGCTATTCGCATTAAGGAACTTGTTGAGCCTGATCGAGTTGAAGAAGTCAAAGAAGACATAACGTTCAAACCTCGTCCATTACCTGAAGAAGCGCAGAGTTTTATGGCCCTGGAAACGTTTTATCAATTGAAAGGTGATGCGGCAAGTGGTCCGCCTCCGCATCATGATCCTGTGTTGTATATGGCACAACGTGCGATAGATTTACAAAAATATGAATTTTATTATACCACAGAACAACAGTATAATTTACACCGACGAGTTATAATCCCATTTACTTGGCGAAACGAAATAATCGGATATAGTGCACGAGCATTTGATCCGCAAGTAAAACCCAAATATTATAGTCAATACGACGCCAACTATGTATTCAACACAGACAAACAACTGCCCAATGCCAAGTTTGTAATTGTATGTGAAGGCCCCATGGATGCAATGGCCGTAGATGGTGTGGCAGTATTAAGCAATGAGTGTAGTGAGCAACAAGCAGATATAATTGACAGTCTGGGGCGTGAAGTCATCGTAGTACCTGATTACGACAAGCCAGGTATGAAGTTGGTCAATGATGCACAGGAATATGGGTGGAGCGTCTCCTTTCCCTTATGGCTTGGAACATTTAAAGATATAAACGAAGCCGTAATCAAGTATGGAAAATTGTTTGTATTAAAGAGTATAATTGAAGCCCGAGAGACAAGTAGATTAAAAATTGAACTACACAAGAAGAAGATACATAATAGTCTACAACAGGAAAATAGATGACAAAAGAATATACACAAGATTTACAAAAACTGTTTTTAGAAATGATGATGCAGGATGCATCTAGTTATGTTCGGGTACAGAACATTTATAATCCCGAGAACTTTGATAGAAGTCTTAAAGCCGTTGCACAGTTTATCAAGGATCACACAGACAAGTTTAAAACGATTCCCGACTACGCACAAATCAAAGCAACAACAGGAGTAGAACTAAAACCAGTACCTGAATTAAATGAAGGGCACTATGATTGGTTCCTAGAAGAGTTTGAATCATTTACCAAACGACAAGAATTAGAACGTGCAATTTTAAAAGCCGCTGACCTATTAGAAAAAGGTGACTTTGATCCAGTTGAGAAAATTATTAAAGATGCAGTCCAAATATCATTGACCAAGGATATGGGCACAGACTATTTTTCTGACCCCACAGTAAGACTGAACAAATACTTTAACAATGGTGGACAAACAAGCACAGGTTGGCCGCAACTGGACAAGTTATTGTATGGCGGATTCAGTAGAGGCGAACTCAATATATTTGCCGGAGGATCTGGATCAGGTAAATCACTGGTTATGATGAATATAGCATTGAACTGGTTGCAACAAGGTCTAAGTGGTGTTTACATAACATTGGAATTGAGTGAGGAATTAACATCACTAAGAACTGATGCTATGTTAACTAATACAGGCACAAAGGACATACGCAAAGACATTGCCAATACTGCATTATTGGTGTCCATGGTGGGCAAGAAGACTGGAAAATATCGTGTTAAAGGTTTACCTGCACAAAGCAATGTAAATGATATACGCAGTTATTTAAAAGAAGTACAGATACAAACGGGTATTGTAGTAGACTTTGTTATGGTGGATTACTTGGACTTGGTGATGCCTGTGAGTGTTAAAGTTAATCCCAACGATCAATTTATCAAGGATAAGTTTGTAAGTGAAGAATTACGTAACCTAGCCAAAGAGTTGGGCATACTAATGGTGACTGCAAGTCAGTTAAACAGAAGCGCAGTTGATGAGCCTGAATTTGATCACAGTCATATTGCAGGTGGTATTAGTAAGATCAATACTGCTGACAATGTGTTTGGTATTTTTACAAGTCTGAGTATGCGTGAACGTGGACGTTATCAAATACAATGTATGAAGTCGCGTAGCAGTACAGGTGTGGGACACAAGATTGATTTAGAATACAACGTAGAAACCATGCGTATTACTGATCCCGGAATTCCTGATTCCACAAGTTATGGTCCACCCAAAACCAGTATCATGGATCAAATCAAAGACAGCCCCAAACAGTTTATCAAACCCGAAGCCAAGCCCGGAATGGGCCTGGATATTCCCAATGCCAGTGGCGAAGCACAAAGCACAAAACTCAAGAATATGTTGGCAGGATTGAAAAGCAAATCAGAGTAACTCTGAACTAAATATAGAATAGATTGGAGTAAATCTTGCAAAAGCGGACCCATAGCATCTTAGAAGAATTAGCAACTATGAGCCCTCAGAGAGACAAAAAGAGTCTCATTGAGAGTCGTGCAACTAATGTAATCGCAAGTGCTATAAACTTATTAAATTATATTCGAGAGAATTACGATGCCGAATCAGCGGCAGAATTAGAACGCAGACTCTTGAATAGTATCCGTACACAAGATCCCAACAAATTTACCCGTGGGGTACGGAGACTAGGTCAAAATGAAGATTAATGAGATCATAACGGAGGCTCCGTTAGGAGACTTATGGAACCGCGCAAAAGCCGGTGTTAAAGGTGCCGTGAAAGGCTACCAACAAAGCCAGCAAGCACGCCAATCTGCTGAGGATCTAGAGAAACATAAACTAGAGGTAGCAAAGTCTGCAAAAGAATGGGTAGATAAATGGGTCAAACAAACTTCTGGTGATCCCAAGATTGCACAAGATCCAAATGCCTTCCAAAGGTATGCCACGCAAGTTGCGGGCAATTTTACTCGACAGGGTGGTAAATTACCACCGCCAACAAATATGAATGTACCGGAATTGACTGCATATATGGTTGGTGTACTGGGCAAGGAAGATGCGGCGGCATTGGTGCCGGCCGCAACGCAATCAAATGCTAATCCAGCAACTGCAACTCCCACAGCATCTGCAAAGCCATCAACTATGACACATAGAGAAGTGGGTTGGACTGATGCAGCCAGTGGTGAGCATAGGTATGCTACCAAAGACCTAGTGAATAATAAATGGTATAACGATGCCGGTGATCTTATTATTAATGGTACAGATATTACTAGACTTGACGGCATGTTGAAAGACCAAACCGGCAATGTCGCAATGGCAACTCCCGGCGGAGCCCCATCACAAATCCCAACAAGAACTAGACCCGCATCCAAAAGAGTTAACCGTAAAGGTAGAAGAAGATAATGATATTACTAGAAGGCGGGAATGTATTTAAAGACGAGAAGAAAGTTCCTTTAACACAAAGGATAAATCGCAACGACGTACCAACAACTGTAAAATGGTTGGAACAAATCACAGGCTTGAACTTAAAGAATGAATTGTTGGGCAGTACTGGAGTTACTGAAACTAGTGGTGATATTGATCTAGCACTAGACGGCAACGTTATTAAAAAAGATGCTGTTGTTGGTGTGCTAACCAAATGGTGTCGAGCACAGGGCATACCCGAAGATCAAATCATCAACAGTAAAGCCAAGGGCAAAGAGCCCGCACACTTAGATCGCTGGATCGATGCCACTGGCATTGAAGTACATTTTCGATGCCCCATCAACGGCAATCCCAAAATGGGATTTGTGCAAGTAGATTTCAACTTTTTAACCAACATGAAGTGGAGCAAGTTTATGTTGGCGGCAATGCCCCTAGACAGTCAGTTTAAAGGTGTAGATCGTGCTGTATTGTTTAATAGTATTGGCAAGACACTGGGTGTTAAAGTTAACGTTATTACTGGAGTACACGACAGAGTTACCAATGAACTTGTAACAAGCGATCCAGCAATGATGGCCAAGATGTTTATAGGTCCACAAGCCAATGTTGCGGATCTTAAAAGTGTAGAGAGTACCATACAGTCATTGCGTAACGATCCCAAACGTAATGAAAAATTACGAGACTTTGCTGAATACCTAGCCAAGAGTGGTAGACAGATGCCACAATTGGAAGCAAGTGCACATCCCAGTGAGTGGTTTAGACACATACAACAAAAGTTAAAATGAAAATTGCAGAAATTTTAATTGAATCCACTCAGTCAACTGCACAAGAATGGATTGATAAGATATATAGTCATTTTCCCGAATGGAATTATGGTCGTGGTGATAGAGTCATGGTGTGGGGCGAAGGTGAAGATCAACAGTTCGCAGTATTTGCACTAAAGCCCAGTATGATCAAGCGCAACGCAGTTGAAGTTGATTGGTTTCAAGCCTATCCCCTGCGTAGTGGAGTTGGCTCTCGTGCAATGAAAAAGCTACAAGATATGGCACAACAAGACAACGTTACACTGACATTGTATCCCTGGGACAAGGGGCAAGTCAGTCAACGTGCACTAACTGGTTTTTATAAAAAACAGGGATTTAAACCGCAGGTCAAGGGTGCTAAACACATGGCATGGGAACCACAGAAATGAAATATTCAAACGGATTTATACAGATGTTGACTGAAGGTGCACGTACACCTCACCCTGAAGATTTTATATTCCAGGGCAGTGAAAGTGCAATGGCAGTTGTGGATGCTATGGCCAACGCAGTCAGCACCCCGGAAAAAGTCACAATCAAATGGGATGGTAGTCCGGCTATTGTGTTTGGTCGTAGGGTTGCTGACGGCCAGTTCACAATGAACTACAAAGAGTACATTGGTAATCCTGGTGGACAAGTAACCAGCGCACAGGAATTGATACAATACTTTCAACGAAACAACAAGAATATGATTGTGGCTGAAAAATTAGCCAAAGCATTTAATGCCATTGGCAGTATCTGTCCTCCCACATTCAAAGGATTTGTGCAGGGCGATCTAATGTGGACCGATCCCGGAACTGATATTATAGAACAAGGTGGCAAGTTTGTGTTCAAGGCAAATCCTCACGGTGTCACATACAAAGTAGCAGTGGATAGCCCCATAGGCAAACAAATAGCAGGGCGAGAAATTGGCCTAGCAGTACACAGTGCAGGTAGTGACATACAGGCCAGTGCAGATACTCCCTTGGTAGGGCGTCATACTATGAACGGATTAGAGGGTTTATCGGGAAGCAATCAATATATTACAGTATTCACAGGCAATATGAATACTAGATTTAAAATGAAGACTCCGGTTAAACTTGTTGATGCCGCAAAACGTGCAATCAACAATTTTGCTATGCTGGGCGGCAATGATTTTTTAGCCAGTTTAACTGGTAGTAGTAAAAGCACTCTACAAACCTATTACAATAGAAAAGTCAGTAAGCAAGCAGTGGATGGCAATTGGTTACAAAGCAAATTGACTAAACCACAGTTTGCAATATTTGCCGCAAAAGAAAACAAGCCCGTTGTGTTGGCATTAGATCAAGTTTACAGCGCAATAACCGCAGTTAAACTAGCACTTTTAGCCGAATTAGAGCCACAGGTTGGTGGTATAGAGCAATGGGTAACCCCTGGTCGTGATGCGGCGCCTATTCCCAAGGGCGAGGGATTTAATATAGACAGTCCTGTGGGCTTTATCAAACTAGTAAACCGAGGCGAATTCAGCGCCGGCAATTTCGCAGGAAGAACATAAGTTTTTTGCAGAAATGCTAAATAATTACATGTAGTCCTAGGACTCATTATTTTTAAAGGAAAAAGAAAATGGCAGTTTTTACAAGAATTAATGGCGATGCAGCCGGTCAAGTTAACGTTGATGCAGGTCGTGCATTTGCAAATGCGGCAGTTATTAACACAGGTATTGCGGCACCGATTCAATTTTACAAAATCGCAGGTTTCACAAGTGGTAACCTAGCGGCAGAATTGACAACTGGTGGTGCAGTTGAAACTATCTTACGTATTGTTGAAGGTAACGCTACAGTTTTAGCATACCAAGTTGACGCAACACCACAAATCAGTATCATTACTGAGCGTAGTGGATGGGTTAGCGATGCGGCTCTACAAACAGCAATCCAGTCTGCTAACGGTCAGTTCCCATCAACTGGTGGTAACATTGGTGCTACTGGTAACGTTTGGATGGGTACATCTGTTACTGCAGCCAGCAGTGGTGGTTTCAAACTAGCGTAATTGTTAGTTTGGGCAAAAAGGCACTTAGGTGCCTTTTTTTGTGGCTAAATATTCGCATGAGAGATTCTGTTCCTGTTTATACTTTGTACACCCTAGTAGATATCACGCCCACTGGTAGGACTCGTGGTGCCGATTGTTTGGAACGAGATCAGCAACGTAATTGGGAAACGGTGCTACAGGCAGTGGGGCTGGGTGCACAACCCACAACAATAATTGAACCACAATGTTTGGAAATTGACGTTAAATGGTGCGAGTTTGGGGAATATTTTGAGGGAGTACACAGAGTATGGAGTTGGCGCTTTGCTGTAGAACACGACGGAGTGTTTACCAAGGGCGATAATGAAGTTGGTGTGCTTGAAGAATTGTTTGAACAAGTCCCTATTATCTGCGGACTGGAAGAAACTGCACGATTTATGTTGCCAATTTTCTACCCCTACGGCGGGATTAAAAACGTTTATTTCAAAAGAAACGCTTGACAATAAATAGAGTATTGATGCTCATGGCACCACTCAGGCTCACTTTACGGCACATTATTAAGGCACACTATAAACATAGCATCGCCAACATTAGGAATTAGAAAATGGCCGGTACGGATATTGAAAAGAAAAGCCTTGAAGCGCACGTTGAGTTATGTGCTGAAAGGTATAATGCTTTGGAAACAAAATTAACAAACGTAGAAAATCGTATGGATAAATTGGAATCCCATCTGTTGGACATCAAAGAGTCCTTGACAGAAAAGGCCAATGGTCCCTACAAAACAATAATCACTATTGGCACAAGCATACTGGGCGTTATGATCGCCGGTATTATAACTCTATTAGCAACCCACTTCAAATAATCTATGCGTATCGTAGAACTCTTAAATAACATTACACTGCCTATTACTAACGAAGAAGCCGAAGTTTTAGACATGTTGGAGGATCAAAAAGAATTGCGTAAAGCAGACTTGGATCCTAGACAACAGATTATGGCCAATAAGTTAGTGAACAAAGACGTGTTATACAGAGTCAATGAGAATGGTCGCATCACATACAAAAAAAGAATACGCTAAACAAGCACGACAAGTAATCGAACTCACCGCCAAGTTCCTGGGCGAGTGGACTGAACATCAAGTACAATCAATAGCAGTCAGCGAGAGAACCCCCTATATATGGCCACTTGGCAAGAGTGGCTATGCCATAGGGACTCGAAGAATTATGGCCGATGACGGGTACTGGAAATTAATAGACGCCTACAATAAAAAACTCCATGTATTTGACAATAAACTCAGCGCAGTTTTCTATTGTCTAAGCGAGCAGAAGGGATTGGTAAAAATGTCAGAATCTATCAAGACCGCAGACGCCGAAGTATTAAAATTAAAGAATGATGTTGTTCACTACGAAGCCAGCGTGGAGCGAGCAATTAAATCCAAGAAATCAGATAGCATAAATATCTGGACAGCACGATTAGATGATGCAAGATTACGCTTGAAAAGTGCAAATAATCAATTGCAGAAATCGTTAACAAGTGCTAAATATATAAAATATTGGGAATAACACCATGAGATTATCAGAGATGACAAACCAGCCTAGAGCAACTAAAATCAACAAAGTAGTTGAGAGTCGCTTTGGATTTAAAATAGATTATGAAAACCTAACGTTCAAGAAAGCCTATACGTTAGCAAAAGGAATTACTGAGAGCCTTAGCCAAGTCAAGCGTTCTCATGGAGCACATACGATTCAACAGAATCCCAAGTACATGGAATTGCTAATGGTACGTGAGAGTTTGAATCGTTGGATGGTGGAAAATAAGCAACAACTTATTACAGAGAGTGAGATGGCCAAAGCAGAAGCAACATTGGCCGCGAAAGATATGGTTGATAGCATTCAAGACATGCTGGAAAAGATTGGTAAAATGCAGAACGAACAATTGCCTGCGCTCCTAGATACAATCCGTGACCAAATAGGTGAGCAACAAGCAGAAGCCTTCCGTGGATCTGTGACACCACTCTTACAACAACTATGGCAAACATTGAATGATGGACGTAGTACTGCTGACAATGCGGCACGTGCGTTAACTGGTGAAGCAACACCAGATATGGGCATGGGCGGTGATATGGGTATGGCTGGTGGAATGCCTCCAGAACCCAATGCGGCTATTCCTCAACCAGGTGGTGAAGAAGGTGATGCATTTGGCGCAACTGATGCCGCCGCTGGTGGTGCAGAAGAATTGGGCAGAGATCGTCGCTAATGAGATATAAAGAATTTGCTCGACAGATAAATGAAGGTCCTTTGGACACACCCGAGGACTTGTCAAACTATGATGACGTAAGTTCACACGTTGAAGATGATGCGGATCATGAATCATGGGCCGCATTGGCGGATGTGTTGCGTAGAGTACAGGCAAATAGTGAACACGCAAGTATACCCAAGATATCTGTTCCCGCACTAGTTAATATGGTCAAGAACGCAGGCTCCGAAGCGTTTAACAAAGATGTATTGGAAAAAGCCAAAAAAGTAAACAATGCCAAGGGCAATCCTGCATTGGAATATATTCAAAACACAATTGATAAAATTGAACCCAATGATCAGGGCATTGAATATGTATTCATCAATCCAGTTGAAGCAATGGACGATGGAACTGGTGGTGAAGGCGGCGAAATGAGTGCAGACAAAGCCGCGAGCACAGTTAGTCAGATGGCCAAGCGAGCCGCGGGCTAATTCCAGGATTTGACACGTTTCGATAATTATTGTATAATATAGTACATAAGGAGAAATAACATGAAAAAACTCGTTTTAGCATTAGCGTTATTATCAGCATTCGCTTCAGCAGAGGCATGTTGCTATCGTGGTTATTATCATGGTGGCGGTTATTATCATCCCTACGGATGGGTCGCCCCAGCAGTTGTGGGCGGAGTTATTGGATATGAACTAGCCCGCCCAAATACTGTGGTTGTTGAACAGCCCAGTGTTGTTTATACACAACCTCCAGTGGTAGTACAACCTTCTCCAGTATACTCACAACCTCCAGTTGGATATCACTGGCAACAAATCACTGATCCGCAAACTAACACACAAAAGATGGCGTTAGTTCCAAATTAGTCAATGATTCTGCTGACTCAGGCGGCTACAAATAAAATAAAACGACTTTTATCAAAACGCGGAGGCGTTGGTATTCGCCTTGGAGTCAAAACCACAGGTTGTAGTGGACTTGCTTATGTGTTGGAATACGTGGATACGTACACAGATGACCCCAATGTAATCAACTATGCACAAAATGACTTTGTGGTTTTAGTAGATAAAAAGAGTAACGTATATTTGTCGGGTATGACTGTGGACTATGTGCGTGAAGGTTTAAACGAGGGATTTAAATTCCTCAACCCCAATGAACGTGACCGTTGTGGTTGCGGAGAAAGTTTTCGAGTATGATAGTTTACAGTGACAGTCAAGTAATTGACTTGGAATGGTTACCAAGAATTAGTTTGCCCGCTTATACTCTTTGTCACAGTTTTGAAGAATACATAGCCAGTGATGATACAGTAAAGATTGCGTTCACAACACATAGATTGCATTGTGATCATGACATCAATTGCACCGCTTACCAAGGATTTGAAGATAAAATAAATCAGTTAAGCAAACATAGCCAATTGGTGTTTACGTTTGAAAGTGAACTACATAATTTTCACTGGCGTATTTGGGAGCAATGTCATCATGACAACGTATATTGGATATTACCAGGAGCAGTAAATGATCGGGACGATATTAACAGTCATATTTTGTTTTGGGGTGATTGGTTCAAAACTACTAGTCTACTGTATAAAGCACTGCCACAAAAACTCTCAGAACTAAAACCCTACGACACAAAACCACTGCGCTTTGATGCACTATTGGGCAGTCCCAAACCACACAGAGATTTTGTATATAATAGCGTAAAAGAAAACAACTTGTTTGACAAATTTATTATCCCCTATGGTGGGCAATGGAATGACAATGAATTTTATGCAAAAGATTATTTTGTGTGGGAATCTGGTGTAGAGGTTATTGGAGATCAACAACCTGGAACTGCGGGACCTGTTATGTACTGTGGAGTTTATACAGGATTAAGCAGAGTAATTCCCCTACAAGTGTTTAACGACACCTACTACAGTATTGTCGCAGAAACTGATCATGACAACACACTTAGTTTTTACAGTGAAAAAACAGCCAAGCCCATGATTGCACGACGTTTGTTTGTTGCGTTTACCGGATACAAATTCTTGTCGAACCTACGCAAATTGGGATTTAAAACATTTGGCGCAGTTATTGATGAAAGTTATGATTTAATAATTGATGACACTGAACGATACACCCAAGCATTTGCACAGGTAAAATATTTGTGTGAACAAGATCCCGCAACAATTATTCCACAAATTCAAGATGTTCTGGAACATAATTATCAGCATATTATGAACACAGACTGGACCAGTTATGCGTCAAATCAAATACAGGACATAATTAGTTCGGCCCATCTTTGATTGGCTTCGGTGCCGGGATGAAACCCATCGGGTTGGAAACTGTTTAATTCCCTTGCCAGTTCGTAAATACCATCTCTAGTATTGTTAGTAAACAACCAAGGTTTAAAGTCAATTTCCTGTATCAAATAGTCTAATTCTGGGTACTTTAGCACACCAAAATCGCCATTTGGGCTTATATTATCCTGCCTATTCCAGTAGTTAACATAACTCATAAAAGTATAGGGGATTCCTTTATATTTTAAAAAGTTTTGCAGTTTAACTATTTCCATTAAGTTGATATGGGCTAAACTTAATTCACTACTGACTTTATACATCTCGTAAAACATTTTATGTGCCACGGGGTTTTTAAACCAAGTGCCCATTTGTCCACCACTAAAAATATAGCCCAATTTGCCACCGGGTATTCTGCGATAAAATCCGTAACTGTCAAACAGTTCATTCCAAGCAGGATCTTCAAGGCTGGTCAAATAATCCAATCGGGTAACACCGCTCCACATCACAAGCACATGTTCGGGCATGTTTTGTGATACTGCTCTTATAACACTGTCACAAATATATTGATTGCCTGCGGCCGCTTCGCCCACATTAGTGATCTTGTGCTTGGTGATATAACGTGGCCAACATATATTGGCACCTCCGGGTGATTCGGGCCATTGTGTAAAACTGCATCCGCTGATTAGTATATTCATATTTGATTAAATTTATTTGCTAGGTATGCTTCTCGGTATTTTAGTACTTGGTCCATGTCCAGTACTATTGACAATTGTTCTGCAAGAGCCAGTATATTTGTTTTAAAAGCGGCTTCATTGTATATATTCTTTTGATAGAATAAAAATGGAGTCACATTCTTTTTATACAAATTAAAACTATCCCGCGGATCGTAGGCGGGGAAATGTTTGGAGGGATCTGGGGGTTTCTTTAATTGATAATTTTTATATACAAAATCCAAATCGGGAACAACGGAAATTAATTTTGAATTTTTAAATATGCTCTGCATTGTTTGTGCCATGCCCCATCCATGACATGTATAAAAAGCATAGCGATCTCCCTCTAGGGCTTCTTTAGCCCGGAGGCTTAGGTATTGTTGCCAATTGGGTTTGTTGAACCAGTTGTGAAAGAAATCTGGATCACCATTGCCACCATCCCACCAAAAGTCCAAATCATTGTATTCAATGTGTCCCCATCCCCATCCTTGATCATATCCGTTGACCAGTCGAGCAAACATTTCTTCGCGGGCTATCATGGGATATGTTTGCTCACTAAACATCAAGCAACTGGATACAAACTTTCCGCAACTAAAGGGGATAAAGTAATTGAGCACTATCATAGTCTATTGACCAATGCCTGCAGGCGTGCTTCTAAATTTTGACTGAATAACAAATCTCGATTGTGCGTAATAATGTCTTGAACTTTGATGTAGTCTTCTCGAATCGCTTCAAGAGGCTTGGAGAGATATCGTGTTATTTCTTTGGTCAATGCTTCAAGTCTGGCGCCGTTGTTGACAACAGTGTCGTAGGTTTCATCTATTACGCCATCGAATGTTTTGTAGCCCAGACTCTTTAACAAGTCCAAACTGCCTGCTTGCCCGTTAACGATAAACATTTGATTGTTGGCAATGGCATTGAATGTTTTTTCACTTACGAAATTTGTATTGAATCCATAGGGCACATTGATAAAGCCTGTTTCTCCCACAATATTCACATAACTGTTCATGTAATAGTGTCGAGGAAAATGCCCACTAAAGTCGCTGTTGTCTATTTTAATGGGAATATGGGGATCGCATAAACTGTACAAACGATCCGCTTCGGCCAATTGGGCCTTGGTAAACCCACGTGGTATTTCAAATTGTGGTCCGTGACTGAGACTGTCTCCATAGCATTGATATGTGACCACACCATCATTGATTAAATTGTTGTCAAATAGCACACCCAGGATGTATTTTCTGTGATCCAAATGCTTGGCATTGATGTACATAAACTTATTGGCTTTGTCAATTTGCAGTGGTTGTGGGCCCGGTGTGGTGTTTATGTTCCATATTTGTGCACTTCTTATATCGAATACGGGAAAGAAACGTAGATCAAATTTGTAGGGAAACACCCTACTGACATTTATATTATGACTGCATCCGGTCAAATACACCAATTTAAATGGAGCCGCTTCTATTATTGTGTCTAACTTTTTCATCCATTCGGGATGGAAAAAACCCTGCTCCACTGCATGCCACAGGATAACTACAGTATTGGAGTCTAGTGAGGGATCTTTTAAAAACTCAAACTCTGTGTCAAAGTGGTTAAATGGATCCCACACACAATGCACAATGATGTTATAATGTGTATTAATCTTTAATTGTGTGAAATCGAATTCGGATTTGCCACGAACAGTAATTGAAGAAGCCATAGTAAATATTTATATAATGATAAAAAGCCCCTACAACTATACACCTTTGAGTAGAACCAATGAAGACGGAAAAAGAGTTTATTGTTTGCCCGATAGTAGTAAAGTCCCCTCAGTCACAACTATTTTAAGCAAAACAAGTCCTCCGGAAAAAATGGAGGCACTACAAAATTGGCGCAATGCAATTGGGCATGATCGAGCACAAGCGATCACTACAGAAGCCGCTAATCGTGGCACACGTATGCATGCCTATCTTGAGCAATTCATTCTCAGTGATGACTTGAAACCCCTACCCACCAATCCCTATGCACATCCCTCATGGTTCATGGCAGCACAGGTTATACTGGAAGGCTTGTGCAATGTAACAGAGTTTTGGGGGTGTGAAGTGCCCCTGTATTACGAGGGATTGTACGCAGGCACCACAGACTGTATTGGTTTGTGGAAGGGCGTGCCTGCTATCCTAGATTTTAAACAAAGCAACAAAGTCAAAACTCGCAAACAAATCGACGATTATTTTATTCAACTTGCGGCCTATGCGGCAGCACACAATGAAACACACGGTACAAATATATCAACTGGCGTAATTTTAATGGCAGTCCAGCCCAAATTATTAGAAGACAACACTTATTCCAAGCCACAATATCTAGAGTTCGTGGTCGAGGGCGATGAATTCAAATACTGGGCAGATGAGTGGATGAAACGAGTAGAACTCTATTATCTAACAAACTAAATACAAGATAGAGTAAGGTTTCAGAATGGCAATCGTCCAAATATCACAAATACAAGTTCGCAGAGGACTGAATCAAGATCTCCCCCAACTTGCCGGCGGGGAAATGGGCTGGAGTGTGGATACCCAGCAACTGTACATTGGAAACGGCACAATCGCAGAAGGCGCTCCCGAAACTGGAGTCACAGAGATTTTAACACAGTATTCCATGTTGGAGTTCACGTTAAACTTCTCATCCAATTTGGCAAACCTGGCTGCCAATGTATCTACATTGTCCAACACTGTTGCAAATGTTTCCCCCACAATATATTCATTGTCATTAAATGCTTCTAGTTCGGGAAATATATACACCGCCAGCACCAGCACAGCCGTTATCAAATACTATTTGAATCAAAACGGCGCCCAAGAACGTGTGGGCACATTAAAAATGGCTCGCTTGGGATCAACTGTGAATTATACAGATGATTACACTGAAACAGGCACCAGCGATATAGTATTCAGTTTTATCAATGCCGGTGGCACAGCCGCAAATCTGTACTACACAACAACAACCGCAACAACAATTACATTTACACCTAGCCTTTATTAATGTGGAAATTAGAAACTAGTGAGCGCTTGGCTCACTGGCGTGCTTTTCGAAAAAGCCTTGACGCTATGTCATTGGCCGATGCAGTTCAATCTACTGCGGACTTTTGGCAATCATGTCCATTCAACCCCTACTATTTGGATCCTGCAGATCCCGAATCCTGGCCATCGGCTTGGGAACTTATTTCCGAAAACTACTATTGTGATCTTGCAAGAGCCCTGGGAATAGTGTATACTCTATACTTTAGCAAACATGGCGTTGATCTAAAACCCCAAATACACATATATAATGATCCCGAAACTGGATACGTCTATAACTTATCTGTTTTGGTAGAAGGGAAATATGTTATTAATTTCCTGGATGACAAAATCGTAAATATTGAATCGATAAACAAAAAACTAAAACTAAAACGTTGCTACGGTAGCGAAGAATTAAAATTATAAGAGGTATCAATTGACAACTATTCAAGTCACAAAAAGAGACGGCAGTAAAGAGCCACTAAATCTAGAAAAATTACATCAAGTTGTAATTTGGGCCACAGAGGGCATAACTGGAGTTAGTGCCAGTGAAGTAGAAATAAAAAGCCACATACAGTTTTATAACGGAATTAAAACCAGTGATATACAAGAAACACTGATCAAAAGTGCCGCAGACTTGATCTCAGAAGAAACTCCCAACTACCAATATGTTGCTGGTAGACTTATCAACTATCATTTACGCAAAGAAGTCTACAACGACTACAAGCCCTGTACTTTACTCGAACTGGTTAAAAAGAATACTGCCAATGGTTTTTATGATCGAGATTTGATCAATGCCTACACAGAAGAAGAGTGGAACACATTAAACTCACACATCAAGCACGAGCGTGATGAAACGTTTACTTATGTAGCAATGGAACAATGGCGTGGCAAGTACCTAGTACAAAATCGTGTCACAGGAGAAATATTTGAAACTCCACAAATGGCATACATGCTAATAGCCGCAACACTGTTCCAAAAATATCCACAAGAAACAAGATTACAATGGGTTAGAGATTATTATGATGCTATTTCCAATTACGATGTTAGTTTGCCTACTCCTGTTATGGCTGGCGTGCGAACACCTCAAAAGCAATTCTCCAGTTGTGTTCTTATTGAGTCTGATGACAGTCTTGACAGCATCAATGCGACTAGCAGTGCTATTGTTCGCTATGTGAGTCAAAAAGCAGGTATTGGCCTTGGCGTTGGCAGTATTAGAGCATTGGGATCACCAATACGTAGCGGAGATGCGTACCACACAGGTATTACTCCTTTCCTAAAACTATTCCAAGCGGCTACACGTAGTTGTAGTCAGGGTGGAGTACGCAATGGTGCCGCCACTGCTTATTATCCTTTATGGCATCTTGAAATTGAAGACATGTTGGTGTTAAAGAACAACAAGGGCACAGAGGATAACAGAGTACGCCAGATGGATTATGGTGTACAATTTAACAAATTAATGTATGAGAGACTTATCTCAGGTGGCAATATTACCTGTTTTAGCCCCCATGATGTGCCGGAAATGCGTGATGCTTTCTATAACGATCAAGACAAGTTTAAAGAGTTATATGAAAAAGCAGAGCGTAATCCCAAACTACGCAAAAAGACTTTCCCTGCCGCAGAGTTGTTTGCTAAGTTTATGCAGGAACGCAAAGACACAGGGCGTATCTATTTGCAAAACATTGACCATGCAAATACTCACAGTCCCTTTATGGAAGACCTGCATCCAATCAAGCAAAGCAATTTATGTGCAGAGATTGACTTGCCTACACGTCCCCTAAAGGATATTAACGATCCCGAAGGTAGAATTGCACTGTGTACACTAAGTGCCGCAAATTGGGGCAATGTTAAATCTCCTCGAGACTTTGAGAAAATGGCAACGTTGGCAGTACGTGGACTAGATGCATTACTAAGCTATCAAAACTATCCAGTATTGGCCGCAGAGTTAAGCACAAGAGAATTTAGACCCCTGGGCATTGGTGTTATTAACCTTGCTTACTTTCTGGCCAAGAACGGAGTCAGTTATAGTGATCCAGCGGCTCTAGCACTGGTAGACGAATATGCCGAAGCATGGAGTTATTATTTGATCAAAGCCAGTGCAGACTTGGCCAAGGAACAGGGTCCTTGTGAAAAATGGCGAGAACTAAAGTATGCAGATGGTAGACTACCCATTGACACTTACAAACGAGAAGTTGACGAATTGGTTCCGCATCAAGAGCGTATGCCCTGGCGTGCACTAAGAGAACAGATCCTAGACACTGGCATTCGTAACGCAACACTAATGGCGGGTATGCCAGCAGAAACCAGTGCACAAATATCAAATGCAACAAATGGTTTTGAACCACCAAGAAGTTATGTGAGTGTAAAACAAAGCAAGCATGGAGCATTAAAACAAGTAGTACCCGAATTTAGAAAACTCAAAAATCGATACGAACTATTATGGGATCAAAAATCACCCGAAGGCTATTTAAAAATCTGTGCAGTATTTCAAAAATATATGGACCAAGGCATCAGTGTCAACACTTCATACAATCCCCGATTCTATGAAGACGAAAAGATCCCCATGAGTGAAATGCTCAAGCATCTGGTCCTGTGCTACAAATACGGTATAAAGCAACTCTATTATTTTAACACTAACGACCAACAAGGTGAAATAGATGTTAACACTATGGCATTCAATAAACAAGAAACAACTACCCAAGCCGCAATTGATGAAGCGGACTGCGATTCATGCGTGATCTAGTTCAGAAGAAGTGAATGTAGTATAAATAACTTAAAGGAGATACAATTTATGGGATTTATCTACATGTGGGAAAATAAATTAGATGGTAAAAAATATTTAGGCAAGTGCCAGGGAAAGCCAAGTTCATCTTATATAGGATCTGGAAAACATTTTAAAAGAGCAATAAAAAAATATGGAATAGAAAATTTTGAAAGAATAATTATAGAACATTGTGATGATCCTAAAAAATTAATAGAAAGAGAAAAACATTGGTTAGATTTTTACAATGCAGCAGAAAATCCAATGTTCTATAATATAAGCCCCAATTCAGGTGGCGGACACCACGGGGCAAACTATAAAGGTAATAAAAATCCAATGTGGGGCAAAAAACACCCTAACCATAAACCACACAAAGGAAACGAAAATGGTATGTACGGAGTTCATAGGTATGGCGCAGAAAATCCTAATGCTAAACCAGTGATAATAATAGATAACAACAATAATATATATGAGGGTGCATGTTTAAAAGATGTATGCAATCTAATATTTGGGAACGTAGAATACTATGATAGAATGAAACATATGGTTAGATTATGCATGAAAGGGTCAAAACCTGCACGAAATAGTATATTTTACGGTTGGACAGGAAAATATAAGGAATAAAATGAATAACACAAATAGCGTATTTGATATTAACAAAAAAACAAAACATACTGAAGCCTTGGCTTTTTTAGACAGTAGTGGTCCTGTTAATATACAAAGATATGAAACATTAAAATATAGGCAATTTGAAAAATTGACGGAAAAACAATTAGGATTTTTTTGGTTGCCAACCGAAGTCGACACTCTACGTGATGCCAAAGACTTCAAAGACCTAACACCATTTGAACAACACATTTTTACTAGTAATTTAAAAAGACAAATCGTATTAGATTCAGTGCAGGGACGCAGTCCCAATCTAGCGTTCTTGCCACTGGCAACTATTCCCGAACTAGAAACTTGGATAGCAACTTGGGCATTTAACGAAACAATTCATAGCAGAAGTTATACACATATTATCCGTAATGTTTATAGTGATCCTGGTGCAGTATTTGACAGTATCCTTGACATTGAGCCCATTGTGAATTGTGCTAAAGATATTTCTAAATATTACGATGACTTAATCGAAGCCAGTCACTACTATCAATTGTTGGGCTACGGTAAGCATACAGTGAATGGTAAGACTGTGGAAATCACAGAACGTGATCTTAAAAAGAAATTATGGTTAGCACTCAATAGCGTTAATGCACTAGAAGGCATTCGCTTTTATGTATCATTTGCTTGTAGTTGGGCATTTGCCGAACTTAAAAAGATGGAGGGCAATGCCAAGATTATTAAACTCATTTGCCGTGATGAAAACATACATCTAGGATTCACACAAACTGCCCTAAAACTATTGCCACAGGATGATCCAATGTATGCTGACATACGTGAAGAAACACTGGCAGAATGTACACAAATGTTTTTGAGTGCAGGCCAACAGGAAAAAGACTGGGCACGTTATTTGTTCAAAGACGGTAGTATGATTGGACTTAACGAACAATTACTAAGCCAATATGTGGACTGGTTGATGTGCAAGCGTATGACTGCTGTGCATTTGGACTGTGGTATCAAGCCCGGAAGCAATCCCCTGCCCTGGACCGCAAAATGGATCGCAGGAAGCGAAGTACAAGTAGCGCCCCAGGAAACAGAAATCTCCAGTTATGTTATTGGCGGAACCAAACAGGACGTTGATGACAATACATTCAAAGGGTTTAGTCTTTGATAGTTAGCACAGTGGGGTGTAGTTTTACCTACGCTCAACAACAGGGATGGCCAGTTATGCTGGCCAATTTGCTCAATGCAGAGTTAAAAAATCACGGGCATCCGGGAGCAGGCAACACCTATATAGGCAACAAAACAATATTAGAAAGTCATAGTCAAACACCCGACTTGGTGGTTATAATGTGGAGCGGACTAACTCGCAAAGACATCTCAGTGGACCACAGTGATCCCGTTTTGATGCAGGTCTTGGAGGGATACAAAGACTATGTGCGTTGGAGTGGCGTCAATACCAGTTATATACTAAGCGGCGGCATACAGGGCAGTTGGCAACATCATCCCGCAACCCGGGCAATATTTGATCCCTTGTACAAATACAGCAACGAACGCACTATGGCACAAGACAGTTTATTGCAGATGATTAGTACACAAAACTACCTAAAACAACGCAATATTCGTTATCTAATGTCTAGTTATGTGAACTATTGGGGCACTGACAAACAGGTAGCACAGTTGGACTATGGAATTGGTCAATTCCCTGATCTACAATATCTAGTGGATCAAATTGATTTTGGTCGTTGGGTGTTTGCTGACAATAGAGATTGTATATACGAACTTGCCAAACGAAATAATGATCTGCAGGAAGATGGATTCCATCCCGATTTTAAAACTCATGCGGATTGGGCAAATTTATTAATGGCCAAATTGCAAACTGATAATTAATACAAAGGAACTAAAATAATGATAACAGTATATTCAAAAAACAATTGCCCCTATTGTGTGCAAGCAAAGAATTTATTAAAAATGAAAGGTGTGGCTTTTGAAGAGATTAATATCGAAGAAACACCCAGTGCACGTGAGTTCATTGTTAGTGAAGGACACAGAACAGTTCCGCAAATTTATCAAGACGGTAAGTTGTTGGTCGAAGGCGGCTATACAGGATTGGCCAAACAAAACGAAGAATTTTTTCAAACACTAAAAGGATAATATGTTAATCTCAAAATCAAAAATAGCAGTGGGCGACATTGCTACATTCAAGTTGATCAATGGCGACGAAATGGTGGCCAAGGTTGTGAGCAAAAGTCTGGAGGGTGACTATGTTGTGAATCGTCCTCACATGGTTGCGGCCAGTCAACAGGGCATCGGCCTACTACCCGGCCTGTTCACTGCAGAAGAAAACGAAAATATCGAACTCAAGGCACAACACATTATGATGTGTGCACCCACTGTGGAACAAATAGTAAGTCACTATACCAAAGTCACCACAGGCATTGATGTAGCACCACGGAGCAAGATAGTTGTCTAATCCAGCGGCTCGCAAAGGTGACACTGATGACAAGGGTTTCACTATAGTAGGTGCGGTAGCAGACACTGTTACTATCAATGGGCAACCTGCGGCTGTACAGGGCAGTACAATGAATGATGGGCAGACTATTGTGGGCGGGCTAGTATCCGGAGTAACCATCAATGGCAAGCCCGCGGCTGTAAAAACCAGCACAACTACCGCACACCCCATTGTTGGGCCCGGAACCATCAACACCGGAGCCGACACCGTCACAATCGGTTAAATACATATTATGACAATAACACCGGCAGTACTGATAGCATCCAGCGGATTAATTAACGGGCAAGGTCTTGCCATCAGTGCCAATATGACTTCGGCTATCAGCACCGTCCAGGCCAATAGTTTGGCCGGAAACGTTATATATCTAAGCCTGGCCAATGTACAAGCCAACGTGTCGGGATTGAGCACAACTGTAAATTCTCTGCCCATATTTTTAAGCAATTTGGGCGGAACAATATCCAATATTAATTCTCAAGCAAGTTTGATGTTGCCATCTGTGCAGTCATTTATTAATTTGTATTCCAATGTGTCAAGTTTTGCCGGGATCAGTTCCGAATTTGCAGCCGGACTGCAACAGTTTGGTAATATATCATTTGGCAATTTGGGCATAGGTGTCACCAACTTTAATGATCTACTGTCACAGGGTGTGACCAGCATTTCTCCCAGTATTAGAAAGGCAGTGACTGCCAAAACTACCTATGCACAAATATTATCCAGCATCAGCCAAGGACTATTAAACTTTGGCAGTTTGTACAATTTTACCAGTCTACAAACATTGGGCCCAAAGAACTTAGTGGCCAGTTTGCAATCTCAGGGCTTGACCACCAATAACGGAATTGACAATAATATTGTTGTCGCCGGATATGATCCAACAAATCTCAGTGCTATTCCCGATTCAATATTATTGGATATATTTTCCTATGTGCAGGGCAGTGATTTACAAAGAATTATCACCCTAACCAATGCTACTGTATTGAATAATGTCAATTCCCTAGTTGATTTATTGAACGTTAATAATATAATGCCCTCGCTGGCCTGCACTGCTTTGAACATTAATTCAAATGGTGATTTGTCTACTCTAGCCAACGCTCTATTGAATTTGGGAGTAAAAGCCTCTAATCTAGAATACAGCGAATTTATTGGAAATATTCAATCTCCCTTCTTTGGCAATTTGAGTAATATTTCGCAACCAGTACCCACTACAGTAACATCCAGTCTCTCGGCGCAAATTGGCAGTGGCGGTGGATTATTTGGAAATCCATTAATAACTGATTTAATTGGCACCGTGGCTGGAAATACTCACACACAATCATTTACCTCGATTAATAATAGTCTAATATCAATATTATCTACTTCAAGCGGGCAACAATTAAATTCAGCAGTGGCCAATTTGGTGGCAGCATATAATACAAATACCGGAGTTTCTGGCGCACTGTCATCGTTGAACAGTGCGATATCAACCTTCAATAGTCAAGCAAGTTCTTTTACCATTAACTCTGCAAATGCCGCATTGGTGGCTTCACAACGACAATTGGCAAGAGAATTAACAAATCTATCCTTGGCGGGAATTACTTTGCCCGCTACGGGAAGTACAAGTGTAAGCGCAATTTTATCATTCACAAACTCGCTGGCGGGCTATGGAATTGATAATCTACATCTTGGACACGTCAACGTTTTGGCCAACGTTGCCGCAAACAACCTCACCGGAGACGCCATAAAAGCGGCGTTACTGGAGAGCAACAACCTGGCACTGGCATCTGCAATTGGCAAGAAGACACCGTCGGTTTCCAATCAATCCGTTCAGATTGCCCGGGCTACCTAGCAGTTATATACGCATATAACTGTCATTAACTACACACATAACCCGTTATAGTATACTATTACTGATATTTCTCGGGGTTATATAAACTTACAGTCTCTAAAAAGTCTGTTTTAATAGGAGGACGAAAAATGAAAAAGATTTTAAACATCTTGTTCGCAATCATCGCCCTGTCCGTAATGGCACCCGGACATGCAGAGGTCAACAAGGACCTAGATTGTTTGGCTCGCAACATTTATTATGAAGCGGGCTTGGAAAGTGAAGAAGGCAAAGTGGCAGTGGGCCTGGTTACAATTAACCGAAGCAACGATGAAAAATATCCACACACAATTTGTGGTGTAGTAAATCAAAAGACAGTTTTCTCTATACCGCGAACTGTCACACATATCCGACAGGTTACAACCGGAGTGGTTTTCAAAACTGTGACAAAAATTAAAGAGACCGAAACTGTGTGGGTCAGCCACGCAGTATGCCAATTCTCATGGAGATGTGAAAATGTACGTAAAATTAACTATAACGATTCCCGTTGGGAAAATAGCCTTGCCGTCGCTAGAGAACTTCTTGAAGGTGGATACCAAGACCTCCGTGACAAATATGCAGACGCTGAGTATTTTCACGAAGTCCATATTCGACCAGCTTGGGCTCACCAAAAGCATAAAATTACCCGAACGGGCGGGCACATATTTTATTCAGATGCTAAAAAGGATTTGACTTTTGCCCAGGAATAAGTGTAGAATAGTAAATACTATAACAACACTGGAGTCAATTATGGGCAAGCATATTATGTTAGTGGATGAATTCGAAGACGCTGAATATCCCGGGGAAATCAGCAACGAAGATTACGGATTTATACTTGACTCAAACGGCGAACTAAAGAGCATTTTCCTTCCCGAACATGTTCCGTTTAAAGCACCCAAGAATGTCAACAAAATACTGAAATTATTTGGCATTCCTGACGTAGACAACGTTGATGTAGATCAAAGCGTACATTAGCATTTCAGCTAAATAACTAAAAGAGGATTTTTAGTTATGGCTTATACATTAACCTATAATACAACAACGGCAATAACCACACCTGCTATCAACAGCACCAAGGTTATCATATTTGCCAATGTTGCTTGTTATAGCAATATCAACGGAACGGCAGTTACAACCAGCCAGTTTCCGATCATTGAACCCAATACAAAAAACAGTTACAACATGCAGGGCTTGGGCAATACCTTGAGCCTATTGCCTGTGGGCGGAGCCGCTGCTGCTATCACAATTACTCAAGTGGGTAATGTATACACAACTTCGGTATCACAAAACAGCACCACATATCTAAACCCATAAAGAGAACGATCATGAACGTAGCAGAAATATTAAGAGCCCTAGCAGACAAAATCGCATCTGTGGAACAACAAGTTCCACACCAGGATCAAAGTGCACAACTACACGCAGTCGAAGTCGACAACGTGGACGACACAGAATCAAACCTAATGGTTCCCCCACTACAACAAAAATTAGAGTTGATGAAAAAACTAGCCGGAGAAGAAGGACACGATCATGCATGTGAAGAATGTGGTTGTGACCCTTGCGAGTGCGACGCTGGCCACGAAGATGAAATGGAAATCATGAAACGCAACGCTGGTATTGCTCCTGTTGTGGTTGCACTAGCTGACGAAGACGAGCCATTTGAATCGTAATTTACATTGTATGAATACGTATTACGTTTATGCCTATTTAAGAAAACCAAAACCCAAAGTTGAATGCCCCCATTGTAATAAAATTGGCGGATTGCCACAAATGAAACAATATCATTTTGATAAGTGTAAAACTTTAGGGAAAGAAATTTAATTATGGCAATCCAAAAATTATTTACTAGTAGAGCAAACAACACAAACGGTGCAACCTTTGTCGGTGAAAAAGGTCACATGTTTTATGATGAGTCAACTGGCAACCTAAGACTTAGTGACGGGGTTACTCCTGGTGGAAACCCAATCGCATTGGGTAGTAATAGAATCGGCAATATAGTGTTCAATGGGGCTACAATGAGTTCCACTGGCACAAATCAGGATCTTACTATTGCTAGTAATGGCACAGGTAATGTGTATATAGTTGGTAATTTTGTTACTGAGTCGCCTGCAGGTGATTTACTGATTGAAAGTCTATCAAACAAAACTATTAATTTTTATGTACCAGTAGTCAATAGCCTTGACTCGGGCATTGATATTATTGGAAGTTCAACGAATTCAGTCCAAGCGCCGCAGAATACTGGTGTATTACTCCACGTAACAGGGCAACCTAACAACAGCAGCAGAATTTACAATGATGGCCAAGCAGGATATGCAGCATACATTGGCCGCAGATACAATGGATCTAGCACTGCTCCTTCCGCAGTATTGTCCGGAGAAGTTGTTAGTCGAGTTGGTGCTACTCCTTATACTAGCGCAGGATGGCCCGCATTAAGTACAGCTCGTATAGATTTTGTTTCCAGCCAAGATCAAACCGGAACTAACCAAGGCAGCAACATACAGTTTTGGACTAGTGCTATTAATAGCAATAGCGTTAGTCGTAGTTTAACAATAGACAGTGGTGGTATTACTTTTGCTGACGCAACAACTCAGAGTACTGCGGCTATCCCATTAACACAACTGGGCGCAGCCAGCGGTGTTGCTACATTAGACGGCGCAAGTAGACTTACATTATCACAAATTCCTACTTCGTTGTTAGGCGGAGTAAGTTATCAAGGCACATGGAACGCTAATACCAACGTACCAACACTGGCCAATGGCGTAGGTACAACTGGATATGAATATGCAGTTACTACCGGTGGTACCAACCTAGGGTCTACTTTTGTTGCAGGCGACTGGGTAATTTATAACGGTGCAACTTGGGAAAGAATTCCAGTCGGCGCCAACGGAGTAACAACATTCAATACACGTACTGGTGCTATAACATTAAGCAATGCTGATGTTATCGGTGCATTGGCTGCAAGCAGTATACAAAACGTTAAATTACAAAATTCAACAGTCACAGTAAACTCAGGAACAGGCGTCACGGGCGGTGGCACTGTTAGTTTAGGCAGTGCTATTACTGTTAGTATTGGGCAGGATGTTTCTGCAAATGCCACTCCGACCTTTGCAGGTATTAATTTAACCGCAGACAGCAACATCGGCGGTAACTTAACTCCTAGCCTTGATAATACATATTACCTTGGTAGTGAGACCAGAAAATGGAAGAGTGTCTATATTGGTCCGGGATCAATATACATCCAAGATACTGCTAACGCCGCAATAAGTGCAGAACTTACTGTTACAAACGGTGTGTTACAAATCAACGGAGCCAACCAGTTACAAGTTGGTCAATTAAAGTTTGTCGATAACACAATCCAATCCGCTACAGGCAACATTGATATACAGATCGGGTCAACTGGTTCTACTGCTAACTTAGTACTGAATCTTAACACTGTTATGGCCGCGGGTAAGACATTGACCACAGGCAATGTTGCTGTTAATGGGACTTTTAGTTCAACCAAGGGTATTACCCACAATGCAACACAGCCCACCCTAGTGGCCAATGTGGTTCCAATCAACTTTGATACAGACGATTTGATACATGTACACACAACCGGGCCCGGTACAACTCTCACTGCCAATTTGATCAACCTAGCAACTACAATAGGCAAAACAGTGGAAGTGCTGGTAATGAGTCCGGCTGGCGGCAGCACACAGTTCAATCACGGGGTGTCTAGCGGGCAATCTACAAACGGTGCTAGTATTTTTGTTACATCACACCAAAGTATGTATATCAAATATTTTAATTTCGACGGAACAACGGGCAATCTATTTGTAACTGCAATTGGTAACAATACCATTTAACCAAACCTGTTGCTTTTAATGCAGTATCATAGTAGAATAAGCGACTAACACTCTTTTACTACTATGATACTTGCCGTTCTACTATTACTTTCCGGACTAACCATTTCAGGCGTAGCCATTTACTACTCAGTAATGGGCTTAATGGCCATATTTTCCGCTGCCGCAATACCAATTGCCATAATGGGCGTAAGCCTAGAAGTTGGTAAATTGGTAACTGCAAGCTGGGTCAAAGCACATTGGCCACGTTTGCCCTTGTTAATGAAATGGTATGCAGTCTCCGCAGTGGCCATCCTAATGGTTATAACCAGTTTGGGTATTTTTGGCTATCTCTCCAAAGCACACAGTGATCAAACTCTAGTAAGTGGTGATGTACAAGCAAAGGTAGCAATATATGACGAACGAATTAAAACTGCACGAGAAAACATTGAAGCCGACCGCAAGCAACTTAGACAAATGGATGAGGCAGTGGACCAAATCATGGCACGCTCAGATTCAGAAAAGGGAGCGGAGAAAGCCGCAACTATACGTCGATCTCAGCAACGTGACCGAAACCTGCTTGTCAAGGACATTGAAACCAACCAAGTCATCATTAGTCAGCTTAATGACCAATCGGCACCTGTTCGGGCTGAGAACCGTAAGGTCGAGGCAGAAGTTGGACCGATTAAGTATATTGCGGCATTTGTATATGGTTCGAACCCGGATTCGTCGATTCTAGAACGAGCAGTGACTTGGGTTATTATCCTAATCGTTATTGTATTTGATCCCTTGGCAGTTGTGATGTTGTTAGCGGCACAAATGACATTTGCTTGGATTAGAGAAGACAAACAAGCAAAATATGAACAAGATGACGGCCCATTAACAATGGACCAAATTGAACAAATTAAATCTCATGAAACATCCCCAACGCTAGACGATGCCGTGGAACAAGCACGAGCAGAAGATCAACATACTAACCCCGCAATTGAACTACCTGCTTTTAATGTGCAGGAATCAGAGGCACTATCCACTGAAGTTGATGTTGTAAGACCCAATCCCCGTGTTGCAGAACTAGAAGCCAAAGTAGCATTGGTTGAAAAGGATCGTGATGACTTAATTGAGTTTGTAAAACAAAATCAAGAAGACTATGATCGCATGGCCGAGTCCAATCAACAAATACAACAACGAGAATTGTCATTACGTACTGAAATAGATGAACTAACATTTGAATTACATCAATTAAATGAAGAACTATTGCGTTTAAAAAATCCCCCTCCGCCAATTGAATATACTTTTGAGGAGGAATTACACGAAGACATTCCGGAACCTTTTGTGGAACCTGTAGTGGAGGAACAAACATCTGTCGAGATGATCAAAGATACGCAGTCCGAGATCGTAACTGACTTGGCCGGAGAACCACTACCGGAGCCCGAACCCAAAAAAGAACAGTACATAACAGATTCAATAGAAACATTGTTGACCCGCAAGCCCAATGCGGGATTTGGTATGGAGTTTCCCAACAACCCCATTCGCGGAGACATGTACTTACGTACTGATTTTAAACCCAGCAGACTGTTTAAATGGAATGAAACCAAATGGATTGAGGTAAACAAATCAACCACAGGAGCATACGCTTACAACGATGCATATATTCAATATCTAGCAGAAAAACTGTCTACAGGCGAGTATAGCATTGATGATTTGACTGAGATCGAACTGCAACAAGTTCAAAATTTAGTGGGAGGACGTCATGCATAGCAATTTTGTAACCCCTCCGGATTATATTACCAGCGTATTGATTATTGGCGCCACGGGCCCGGAAGCCCAAGCCTGCGCCACCGCAGTAAAGGAATCCGGAACCTCGTACAATATATATTTTTACAACGAAGAAATGAATGATCTAGAATGGTTGAACAAGATCATGTTCCGAGTTGATGCCATTCTATTACAAGAAAATCAACTCAAATTCACAGTTCCCACACCCATTGGATTCGGGCCCAATTGTCTATTAAAATCACCCGCAGAATATTTTACTAAATAAATGATGAGTTATTACGATAAACCAAATTTCAAGAAAGTAACCGGTAACACGGTTATTGTGCAATACGACAACGTGGACAAGGCCCTACGTAAATTCAAAAAGAAAGTTCTAGAATCTGGACTACTAAATGAATTACGGGATCGGGAATTTTATACCAAACCCACTACTCGACGCAAACAAGCCAAAAATGCCGCAAAGCGCCGTTGGCAAAAGAAATTAGAAGCACAGGCTCTGCCCAAAAAGATGTTCTAATTTGTTCAATTTATTTGTATATTATTAATAGTAGTATATAATAAATAAATGTGTAGTGCCCAATTCCGGGGCTACATTACAAAGTCATAAAACTTGCTTAATAGGAGAAAAACATGACACAATTTTCAATTCACACTCTCGATTTACCACAATTAGCAACTCAGTTGCACCGCCACAGTATTGGCTTTGATCACATGTTTGATCAACTAAATCGCACATTTGCCAATAGCAAAGCGGATGGTAATTATCCTCCACACAATGTGGTCAAATTAGATGACACACACTATGCAATTGAACTGGCAGTAGCCGGATTTGCAGAGGATGAAATCGATGTGGAACTAAAGGAAAACGTGCTAACTGTAAAAGGTGAGCGTAACCGTACAGATGAATCCGAATTAGAATACCTACACAAAGGTATCAGTAACCGAGATTTCACACGTACTTTCCCTTTGGCCGAACACATTGAAGTTCGAGGTGCCAACGTAAAGAATGGTATTTTGGCAATTGCTCTAGAACAGGTAATCCCTGAAGAACAAAAGCCTAAAAAGATTGCCATTTCATTTGCGAAATAATTAAATTTCGCGTAAAATAAGGGGTATACAACTACCCCTTTATTCATATTATGACTACAGATACAAAAACCCTAACAGAAATTAGACCCAAGATTGCTCCCAAAGAGGAGTACAAGGAACCCAAGAACTTTAATGTTATCTACGTCAATGATGAAGTAACAACTTTTGAATTTGTTGTGGAAACACTAACAGAAATTTTTGGCTACAACCGAGACAGTGCAGAAGCATTGACCATGAAGGTGCATGATGAAGAAAGCGCAGTAGTTGCCAATTTGCCCTACGAGATGGCTGAACAAAAGGGCATTGAAGTTACGCTACTGGCTCGTCAACATGGATTTCCATTACAAGTTAAAATAGAACAAGACATATGATATTCAATAGAATCAAAGAACTCAAAGCCCAAGGTAAACGCATTGGCATCACCTTCTCGCAATTTGACATGCTACATGCCGGACACATTGCCATGCTAGCCGAAGCAAAAAATCACTGCGATTACTTAATTGCAGGTTTACAAACTGACGCAAGTATTGACCGCCCGGATACTAAAAATCCCCCGGTGCAAAGCATTGTGGAACGACAAATACAATTGGGCGCATGCCGTTATGTAGATGAAATTATTGTCTACACCACAGAACAAGACCTAATAGATATATTACTAACACTACCAATTGATGTACGTATATTAGGTAGCGAGTACGAAGACACAAACTTTACTGGACGCAATGAAGGCGCCGCAATGCAGATCGAAAATGTATTCAATAGTAGAGATCATTCTTTCTCCAGTAGCAGTTTGCGTCAACGTGTTGTGGCTGCAGAAAGTCAAAAACTCTTATCAGGCAAAAAATAAAATGCATCGTGCATGGCTGTTGATATTGTTCGTAATGAATATGTCATTGGCCGCACCAATACCGGTTTCTATTGTTTGGCCGCTCAATCCCGGCTCAAATCAAGCAAACTATATTAGAACTATAATTGCCCAAAGCAACGCACAACAGTCCAAATATGTTTTTACATTCGAAAGTCGTGTTGGTGGTGGCGGGCAAGTGGCAGTTGGGCATACACTGTCTGCTCGACCTGGTGCAGTCGTTCTCAGCACTCCCAGCAGTTTCTTTATAAGGCCCTTGTACTATCCAAATGAAAGTTACAATGTATCTGACTTTGCTCCTGTGCTAATAGAATGCCAAGACTTGCCCTACATCGTGGTCAGTAAAAAATATAAATCCTTTGATGAATTAAAACAACAAAAGTCTTTGACTGTGGGCGCAATATTGGGACATCAAACAGAAGTAGTTGCTCGCCAATTACAAAAGTTATTGCCCAACACAGAAATAATTATAGTGGGCTACAATAGTACAAGTGCGCCCACTAAAGATGTATTGGGCGGAGTACTTGATCTAAATATTGATGTACCTTCTAGCGCAGTGCCGTGGATAGAGGGGCACAATCTCAATGCCATTGGATCGACTGGTGTGGCAAATAACAAATTATTCCCCACATTTGCCAGCCAGCACATACGGGGATTTGAGCATTTGACATCAGATTACATGATGTTGGTGCGAGCCGATACTGCACCCGAGGTGATCAAAGAATTGCATGATATATTTTTTGAGGCAAACAAGTTCAATTATGTGCTGTATGGATATGATTACAGTATTCCGGCAAATTTAAATCTAAACGAGACTGTGGAATTTTTTAACAAAGATCATGCCAAATGGAAAAATCTAATAAAGAATGATCCAGCACATTAATTACCCATATGGTTATTATCAAGTGGGTGCTGACGTTTATCTAAACAAACTTGAGGCAATCTACAATGCCCAAACAAGACATCAGCCCATAACTTGGCACTTTCATGATGATGTATTTGCCAAGATTGACTGGACCATCAGACCCAGTGGCACGTTACGTGATTTGTACCGAGATCGTGCACAACAGATTAGGGACAACTACGATTATGTTGTGGTGCACTTCAGTGGTGGTATGGATTCTTGGACTGTGTTACACAGTTTCCTTGCCAATGGTATACATCTTGACGAGGTTAGAACACGTTGGCCCTTTGCCGAGCGCAAGTATAGACCAGCAGATCCCCTAAATCTAAATGCAGACAACTTGACCAGTGAGTTTGAATATGCAGTATTGCCAGTACTAGAAGACATCAAAAAGACACATCCAAAAACAAATATATCTATTTTGGATTATTCTGATTCATTTAACATAGATGCATTGTCGGAAAAAGACATTGCCAAAATGAACAAATATCAACACATGTCAACCATGTTTAAATTTGCCAAGCAATCAGACAATGAAACTCTTGCTGAAAGTCGTGGCGAAACTGTAGCACACGTAATTGGAATTGAAAAAATCAATTGTTACAAAACCACAGACGCTGTTACGGGTAAATCCAAATTCAATGCTTGTTTCAGGGATATGTTTAATTTGGACAGTATGCCCGAGCACAAGCAAGTGGAATTATTTTATTGGAGTCGAGACTTTCCCACCATCCCCATACTACAAGCACACTGCATCAAGGATTTGGTCAAACTACGTCCGGATCTAGAAGTTTGGGATAACCCCGGCTTGAGCAATGTGAGTCATATAGAAAAATATAATAAATTTAGGATGTTGTATCAAATGGCCTGCTATCCTGATTATGATTTAGGCACGTTCCAAGTACAAAAGCAGGCCGGAACCATCATAACAGAAAATGAATCATGGATACAACAGTATAACCCACGTTTTGTTGAGTCTTGGAATTGGGCACTAAAACAATACATCACTGAGAAAACATCCAGTTTTCTCGACAAGAGACTGGGTAAAATTGGTGGGCTTACTTTTATACCCAGCCAATATTATCTAGTCGAATAATTTGCTATTAATTGAATAATCTACTATAATACTATTATGGATATAATGCTGGATTTAGAATCGCTGAGTACAAGACCCGATGCAGTAATACTGACATTGGGTGCAGTCAAATTTGACCCCTATACACCGGACAGTTTTGGTGACACCCTGTATATCAGACCTGATGTAGATGGACAAATTGAAAAGGGTCGTTATGTTGAGGAAGACACTGTTGAGTGGTGGGGACGACAACATCCAGATGTACGAGAAGAAGCCCTGGGCACTGATGGTAGGATTCCTGTTGAAGACATGTTGACACAGTTAAATAAGTTTGTGGTAGGAGTCACAAACATATGGGCACAGGGATCAGTATTTGATATTGGATGCTTGGAAAATATGTATCGTATGTATGGACGTCCAGCGCCTTGGTACTACTGGCAAATACGTGATAGTCGTACATTGTTGAAAGTACATGGCGATCCCAGAGAAAAGAACAAAGAAGATTTGCACAATGCACTGGCAGATTGTGTGAGTCAAGCACAAGCAATTCAAGAAACTTTCAGGGCATTGAAAATCCCTAACCCAAAAAATGCAAGATAACGTAGCCTGGTACAATGGACGATGGTGTAAGGTCCGAGATCTAAAAATAAGCGTATTGGATCTTGGATTTACTCACAGCGATGCCACTTATGATGTAATGGCATTTATCAACAACAATGGCCGCAATATCTCAAATCATATAGATAGATTTGTTGCCAGTTGCGAGTATTCAAGATTTGATTTATTATATACACCAAAGGAATTAACAGATATCGTAACTGAATGTCATGCTAGATCCGGGTGGGCACATAGTTTAATTTGGCTAACAGTGACCCGGGGAGTCTCTTTGGTGGGGGATAGAAATTTAGAAAGTTGTGTGCCCAATTTGATGTGCTATGCCCGTGAGTACAGATGGAATGGTAGTAATAATATGGCACTGTGGTTGGCCCAGCAACGAAGAATTCCAGATGATATAGTAAATCAAAAATATAAGAATTTTGCTTGGCAAGATTTAACTATGGCGCAGTGGGAAGCAATTGATCATGGATTTGATTCAGCAATCTTATTAAGTCAAGATGGTTATTTGACCGAGGGTCCGGGATTTAATGTTGCTATAATAAAAGATGGCAAAGTTCTGGCTCCGGCAACAAATTGTTTACCCGGTGTCTCTATGCAACTAATTAAAAATTTGTGTGACACTGATGGTATCCCATTTGAATTTACTGACATTGATGAACCAATGTTATTAGACTGTGATGATATGTTTACCACCAGCACTGCTGGTACACTAACTCCAGTGTACAATTTTAATGGTCGATATCTGCCTGCATCCAAAGTACGAATGAGATTGTTGTACTTGCTAATGAAAAACAAAATACATACCAAGGGATAAATTCATATGACATTTTTATTTCGAGCACTAGACAACGTGCCCACACCACCGCAATGGATCATTGACGGCATTGACAGAAACAAGCGCCCCAACATGAGCGAGATCGGTTACTTTCATACTCGCACACTAAAGAATTGGAATGGATACAACTTGCCCGCAGGTGTAAACACAAGACAAGCATATCCTGAATTTGAGAAATGGGTCAAAGAGAATGTGACCAAACATATCGTTGATGCCGGGGTCAACTATGTGAGTATTGAACCCACTGACATCGCACGTAGCACAGGAGCACATACAGATGGTGTACGCAACTATGTTATGCTATGGGATGTGGAGTTGGGCGGGGACAACGCCGAGTTATATTACTGGCAGGAAAAGGGCAAGCCCCTACATCGTCCACCCAAGACACAGGGCGAGGATTTAACACAACTTGAATTCATTGACAAAATAAGGTTGCCCCGAGGTAAGTGGACTCTAATAGACACCACTGTTTTGCATAGTGTTGAGAATTTGCACAGAACTAGAATTTCACTGCATATTAGTTTGTTGAATAGACTGGCTGTGGAAACAGTTGCCGGAATTGGGGACACAAGTTTCCTTGATGCATAATGCTGGGCAATAACAAAGACAAATTTGGTTATTACCGTGTGGGTGATTTTAGAACCTATAGCAAAGTTGAGGCTATAGAACTACACAAACGCACGGGCATACATCCGCATTGGGATTTTAATGAGTTGTATTTTAACGCTTACAATTGGCAAATAGAACCCACTGAGTCATTGGAGGAGTTGTATGCTCGTCGTGCACGACAAATACGTGCAGACTATGACTACGTGGTGTTGTTTTACAGTGGTGGCGCAGACAGCAGTAACATATTGGACACATTTGTGGACAATGACGTTGCCATAGATGAAGTTGCTACATTTAACTATTTGTCCGCGGACAGTGATCCCACTAACTTCTTTAACAGTGAACAAGTAAATGTAAGTTACCCTAGATTAAAACTATTGGCGGCACAGGGCGTAAAGTTCAAGCATAGAGTTATTGACCTAAGTGATGTTGCCAGTAAAATATTAAGCAACGATCATTATCGAACCAATCGTGCTTATTATGCCAGCGCACACTGGGGCACAAGCCATTTGAGTAAAAGTTATATTCGTGAAACAACTCCCGACTATCAAAAACTAATTGAACAGGGTAAAAAGGTTGTGTTTGTTTGGGGTTGTGATAAACCTCGATTATATCAAGAAAACAATCGCTATTGCATAAAGTTTTTGGATGTAATTGATGCAGGTCTCAGCAGTAGAACGCAGATTGTAAACAGAGATTATGAGTATGATGAATTGTTTTATTGGGCTCCGGAGACTGCGGACATAGTCTGCAAACAAGCACACATACTAAAACGTTTTTTTGAAAAGCACAAAATTTATAAACAAGACAAATACTACAGTGACACACTAATAGACTTACCGGACATTGAGCAGATTTTTGCAAATAAACACACTGAAGATGGATTAAGTTATCGTAATTTAATCAATACACTGATATACCCCAAATTCAGTGCCAAGACCTTTAGTGCTGGTAAACCCATAAGTGTTGTATCAAGTTATAGAGATATAGTATGGAACAAGGACAGTTGGTACCAAACACAACTAACAATGCTAAAAGGGCATCTAGCACAACTGGATCCCTATTGGCTCAACGACCCCACTGATATAGAAAAAGGATTAAAATGCAGTATATCACCCGCTTACTATTTGGAATAGGTTTATTGATATCTTTGGCCCATGCCGAAGAGTACAAAATGATAGTACCGTTTCCCGCTGGCAATCAAACAGATTCTGTGGCACGTATGTTGCAGGCCAGTGTTGAGCGCAATACACAGGATCATATTATAATTGAAAACATGCCCGGTGCTGAAACAGCAGTGGGTGCCACTCATTTTAAAAACAATAAAAGCATAGATGTCATCATGGGATCTGGGAGTCAAACAATTTTCAATCCTTTGTTAAAAGATAATCTACAGTATACGGATGCAGATTTTGATCATGCAATATACATTGGCACCAGCGTGGGCTTGTGGATCGTTAGAGCAGACAGCAAGATTCGTACTCCACGTGATATGTTGTCAAATCTACCGGACCTAATAGGTGGTTATAGTCATAGTTATAACTATAACGCATTGGCCTTGGTCAAGGAAAAGAACTTAAAACCCATTACCATAGTGCCCTACAAAGGTACAAACGAGATTATAGTAGACTTGTTAAATGGCACCTTGCCCCTAGCAGTTGTTGCACTCAACTCAAATCTAATACAAATGGTCAAGACCGGTAAGATACACATCATTGGCAACACTTATAAAAATGACATCACAGTGGATGATATTTTTATTCCCTCGGCCAATCGACAATTGGGTATTAGTCAATTCACTGGCTTTTTAAGTTTAGATCTACAACCGCAAATGCGTCCAGAACGTGCAGAAAGACTTAAAAAAATACTGTGGGATGCGGTACGAGATCCAGTGGTTGCAGAAGGTATTAAAAATTTATATCTACTACCAGATGCAACCAATGACACCAAAGCAATCAATAACTACTATGATAACTACAGAATCAAAGTAAAACAGTTTTTGAACAAATAAGTACAGATAATTTTTAACCCCAGGCCCGTAAATAATAAATAGGGGCTTTGGGAAATGGATCCATTAACATTATTTGCCCTTGCTAATGGCGCGGTAACCGCTATTAAAAAGGGCTGTCAATTATACAAAGACATCAAAGGTGCGGCCGGGGACGTTAAGGCCGTGCTAAAAGACCTTGATGATCAATTCAACAAAGCACACAAAGACAAACCCCCTAGTCCGGAAGCACGTAAACAGTACATAGAAGAAAAGAATCGTGTGGTCGAACTCAACAAAAAGGGTGGCGAAACCGACGATATCTACGCAGAGATTGGCGAAAAACTAGGCGAGTTCTTTGACAACTACCACAAGTGCCGAACAATTCTCGCTGAGGAAGAAAAACACAGCAAAGACGAGTTATACACCGGAGATGCCAGTCTAGGCAAACGTGCACTACAACGTGTTCTAATGAAAAAGAAATTGGAACAAATGCAAGTGGATCTACGTGAAACTGTGGTATATCAAAGTCCTCCCGAACTGGGTGCGCTATGGACCGACGTCAACAAAATGATGGAGGAACTGGGCAAACAACAGGAAGTTCATTTACAAAGAAAAGTTCGTGCCGATGCAGCCGCAGCCAAGCGCAAAGCCAGATTTATGGCACAAATCAAGGCTGATGCTTACATAGGCGGATTCTTTTTGTTTTTATTGTTCTTCTGCGGAGGTATGTTTGCGGTTATTGCACACGAAACTCAAATACGTCATCCTGAATGGGTCAAACACGATGCCCAGGCCAAACTAGAATTACTACGTCGGCAAGAGATCGCTAGAGTGCTAGAAGAAGCAAATACCAGAGCAGACACAAGATATAAACAACTAACGGATGCATCAGCGTCGCACGTGAAAGTAGACGACGGCGAGAGCGATTGACGCAGCCAGTGTTCCGATACCAATAAAAAAGGCCAATACTTTACCGGCGCCAATCTCGTGTAGCAAGTCAATGAACTCGGTTGTTTTCATTATTATATGAGTTCCTTTCTAAGTAGTATTTAAATTCTCTCACAAAAGGATTAAATACTAGCATATGAGTTGGTTCAACAAAAAGCCCCGTCCCAAAAATTTCCCGCAGAACCTTTCCGCAAAAAATCTTAGTCCTGCAACAGAACGCAAGATGAAAGAAGTCAAAGAACGAGTCCGCCCACTCAAGGAGAAACCCGATGATAAATGAACGTATGCTACACAATATGTACCAACAGTGGTGCAACGGGCGAGACAACGTTGGTGTCGACTGGAGTTACTTTGTAGAGTTTGCCGCAAACCAAACCGGTGTTCCGGCTAGTGACATGATGATGTTGCTACAACGATGTGATTGGTTTCGTTGGATTCCTGAAGACAAATAAATACATAATGAAAATTTCAGAAATTATTGCAGAATCAGAGGTACTGGACGAGTACAGTGACATAGATCACCGGATAAAAATTACCCTAAAGAAAAAAGGTTACCAATTTCTTGGCGCCGGTGTTGATCAAGAGGCTTACTTGGAGCCCGGCACTGGCTATGTATTAAAGATATTTGGCACACAAGAAGGTAGCAAGAATTTTACTCGAGATCAAAAAATGTTTTTTAAGTGGGCCAAGTTCTGTATGAAGCATCAGGACAATCCTTTCCTACCACGCTTTTATGGATATGAAAGTTTCAAATTCAAAGGCGATATGTATTTGCAAATACGTACCGAGCAACTATTCACTAATCTTAAGTTACAAAAGGCAGTATCTGAATTGGGTACTCATACTGAATTCCCAAGTTGGAAAGGCAAGGTTACTAAAGCTGAAGAAAAGATTATTCTTGCAGCAGTTAAAACTCCAGAACGCATGGAGTTATTGAAATGGACTTTGGATAAACTTTATCGAAAAGGTCAAAAAAGCAAATATGCTTGGGACTTGCATTCCGGTAACATTATGGTACGCAAAGATGGTACTCCAGTAATTAACGATCCTTGGGTATTGGTAGAATAATATAATTATAAGCACTTAAATCCTTATTCGCACAGTGTAAATACTAGTGCATTATTAGACAATAATAATAAAAATAAGGAGCTAAAATGCGTAAAATGTTTTCGAAGGCCATTGTGGCCTTTTCGTTGTTGATCGCCGCGATTTCGGCACAATCCCAAATTACAACTGAAGAATTCAGTTTTAACCAAGTATTTGACGTACAATGGTATATTTCCGGTAGTACATTAAATGTATCCGGATTTAACTATCTATACGCAAGTCAACCCACTAATGCTAGATTAACTTCTGCACAAGTTGCTGCTTATGTATCTGCTGGTGATTACTTGCAGTTTTTTAATAGTACAACCAATCCCGGCACATATGGACTAGCAGTGTATAATAACGGTACACAAGTGCGTGTCATTGACAATACTGGTAGTTTTTCGGCACTGGCAAATGGCGCTATATTTTATAACGGTGCTGGTATGTGGGGTACATTGTTTACCACAGGACAGGGTTACAGTCTAGGTGGTAGTGCATCATTTACCAATGTAATACAAAATCCCACAAACACACAACTGGCCAATTATGTTCCGGCAACTACCCTGCCATTGGCTGCTGGTCAAACTGCGGCACAGGCAAACTCCAGTGCACCAAGCACTCCTCCTGCTCCTACAGTAACAGGGACAACTACCACTACTGCAACTACTACATCAGTTGCAAACGGTGCAACAACTACCGCAACCACCGTAGTCGATGGTGCTCCTGCGGTTAGTGCTGTAGTAGCTTATAGCAAACAACAGGCCAAAACCACAATTAATATTGATAAAAATACAGTAGTAACTACTGTGGTTCCTGTGACAACTACTGTAACGGCAACAACACCAATTACAACAACTGTTACATCAACCCCTACTACAGTCACAACATACAGTGATAATTCCACTACAACTTCTGTAGGTGCATCAACAGTTACGACTACAACCGCAAATCAAGTGGCTACAACAGTAACACAAACTGAATTGGTTTCAAGTGCGACCACTGATCAATTGTATTCTACTAGAATTGATATGTATGCACAAATGCGTCAACAAAGCGATGATATCAATCATGCATTAAACAGTGATCCTCTAGCACGTACTGCCATCAACAATGGCAAAATCACAATGCGTAACGGGTCAGATACTGACATGTATTTGAATGATATGATGATGGCAACTGGTACAAATGGTTACCATACTACCGCACACATTCAGGGTGTTGGTATGGAACGTTTGGAATCATCTACATTCCTATTGGGTTGGCAATACAATCATGCAGACAGTAATATGGCGTTAAGTGATAACAGCGCCAGCGGTAACTTTACCAAAGACATGATTGACATTTATGCAGTCAAGTCAGTAGACAATTGGTTATTTAAATTTGATTATGGTGCAAGCGTAAACAATTACAATGCAACTCACTCACTAAATCAATTGAATCTAATCAACTCGGGCACATACAAAGGTACTGAAGAATGGTTTGGCGTTAGAATTTATACTCCAGACTATTATGGAGTTCGTGTATTTGTTGGTGATCGTGCAACTTATACCAACACAGGTGCCGTTAATGAGACTGGTAGTGCACTAGGTGCCGCTAGTTTTGCATCTAACCGCAATGTTGCTTATGTGGGTGAAGGTGGTGTTGCAATCAATACTCCTATCTCTAAGAATTGGTCCATCAATGAAGAGATTAGTAAGGATAGCAATGACTTTGTTCGTGCCAGTGCTGGCCTAAGTTACAAGACAACTACCAACAGTAGCATCTTAATTAAAGCAATTGGTCAAGCGCAAAAGGTTGACTCGCAGTGGCAACACAGTAACTTTGCACAAGCGGAGTTTAGATTGAATTTTTAAATGAAGCAACCAAGTAAATTATTGGTGGGAGTAACAACGGCTGCGGCACTAGTTACTCCTTTTGTTCCAAAAAACGTCACTATCAATATCAACCCCACACCCATTGCGGCATTTACTCAAACCTGCAATTTAATTGACACGCAAATCACCAATCGTGGTTTAAAAATTTGCGAATACCGTTGTGGCGGTGCTATAATGATAAAGAACGAAGATATTTGCGAAAAAACTGCGACCCAAGTAAGTAGCAAATAAATACCAAAAGGAACCACAATGCGTCAATTAGCAGTGGTGTCGATATTAATCCTAACCAGCTTAGTAGCACACGCCAAAGAACTCAGTACCCACAACAAGAAAATGGTTTGTGCAGATCCCAAAACAATAATTGAGGGCTTGACTGCTGACAGCAATGAGCAACCATTTTGGACAGGGGTTGATGATAAAACCAAGTATATACTATTTGTTAACACTAAAACACATACCTGGAGTCTAGTTCAATATAATAATAAAATGGCATGTGTACTGGGAGTTGGTGAAAAAAGTAATCATATCCTACTAGGAAACATGACTTAATTGTAGTATAATCGTCGAATAATACAGGAGATTCAATGAAGATAGGCATTATAGGCTATGGCTTTGTGGGCAAGGCAGTGGCAAACAGTTTTGCAGGATATGACAAAATCAAAGTCAAAATACACGATCCTGCATACCCAGAAATATCAAAATCCATAGATAAAATAAAAGCCAAATGCGAAGCCATCTTTGTATGTGTCCCAACTCCACAAAGTGAACATGGCGAATGTGATACCACAATACTGGAAACTGTGCTAGAACAGTTACTGGGCTATGAAGGTATTGTTATTTGTAAAAGTACTGCACCTCCCATTACATACAGAAGATTGGAAAATGAACTGGGACTAAAACTGATACATGCCCCAGAGTTTTTAACTGCTGCCAAGGCCAACTTTGATTACATCAATCCTATAAACATTATTATCGGCAGTAAGCCCAAACTTTGGGAAGAAGCCGCAAAGTACATTGTGCCCTATACCTACTTTGAGCCTGACCATGTGCAATATTGTAGCGTAGCCGAAGCCGCTATGTTTAAGTATGTGGCCAATACCATGTTGGCCATGAAGGTGGTTATGAACAACGAATATGCGGCTCTTTGTGAACGACTAAACATCAATTGGGAAACAGTTGCAGGTATTGCCGAAAGTGATGAACGACTGGGATATACCCATTGGCGAGTCCCGGGCTCAGACGGGAAACGGGGATTTGGTGGGGCATGTTTCCCCAAGGATACGTCAGCACTGCTCAACATGGCCAATGAATCAGACATTGAAATGAACATGTTGTCAACTGCTATACAAACAAATAACAAGTTGAGGAAACTATAATGGGCATACTAGAATTAACTGTTGGCTCAGTAATAGTGGGATTCTTTACAGTATTTGGGTGGAACAGTGGGAATATAATATGGGACAAGTATATTGAACCTGCACCTGTTGTACAAAGTGCTGACGCTGACGATGTTAAAGAGAAACGAGAAAAACGTTAATTATTTGGCCATTAATTGATCCACAAACTCTAATAGTAGTCTGTGATGTCGACCCCGATGCCAATGAGGTTTCATATACTTGTAGGAGTCGTACCAAAACTGTTCGCTTTCGGGGTGGCACCCAATTAAGCCAATTTGGCCCTGTACTATAGCCATTGGATCGCCATTGGCATAAGTGGCAACAGTTTTGAATCTACGTTTGTTGCCCACCAGAGCACACCCATCATAAAAGAACATGCGATCGTGTTCGCCCTGCCAAGTAACCTCAACGGCTTTGGCGTGCGGACGACGAGTATCCGTACCGGGGCGTCGAATATATTGTACAGGTTCAACATCTTCTAGGATATCAAAATAATGACGTCCGGCCCAGTAAGCGCCCATGCAAATACCCAGATACTTACCGCCATTATGTACGTAGTTTCTTATTTCTTTTTCGTTGTGTTTTAGCAGATTGTCGTAACTGTCACTGTCACCAAAACCTCCAGGCACCGCTATCATGTCTACAGAATCAAAGAATCCTTGTTCTACAACATTTTTGGAGAAGAGTTTGAAGTTATAATGCGTGCCCAAAGCCTTCATTATCCCGTTTCCAGATTGGACCGAGCACTTGGGATCATGGATAAACAGGGCAATTGTGGGCTTCATGTTAGAGTATTTATGTGTTATAATATGTATCTAATATTACTTCGTTGAAATCTACTAAATACAATATGAAAATTACAGAAATAGATCGTAGAGGATTTTTAAGAGGACTGGGAGCCGCAGGTGCTGTCGCCGCTACCGGCGGTGCATTGGCCAAGGCGCCCAAAGAAAACTTCTATAAATTGGAAGTTGCCAAAGGCGATACAATATATTCTCTTGGTAGAAAACTTAGTGTAGACCCCAAAGATATATACAAACTTAATGGTATGTCTCCCAATACCAAATTAGAAGTGGGCCAAGTAATAAAGATTCCGGAATACGGCACACCTACGCCCGTTGGCTCAACCAAGACTCCAGAGCCAGTTGCACAAAAACCAGTAGTTCCAGGGAAAAGTATATATGCAGATCCCGATGACAAAGGTATTGAACACAGTCGAAAAGCGGCAGAACCCACTAAATCCACAGAAGTTCCCAAATCAATAGCAGTCAATAATCCCAAGAGTGCGTTAAACGAACCCGGGTTTATGGACAAGTTAAAAGACGTTGCAAGCCGACTTGGACTTCAAGTAAATGCGTTACTTGGTATTATGGGTCATGAAACCATACGTACATTTAGTCCTTCGATACAAGCACCTGATTCACATACAGACACCGGACAACGCATACCCGGAGCAGTGGGTCTTATACAATTTACACACGAAACTGCCAGAGATTTGGGCACAAGCACTGAAGAACTCAAACGCATGAGCGGTACTCAACAACTGGACTATGTGTATAGATTTCTTAAAAAGACTTCCAGACCCGGTATGAATGCTGGAGATCTTTACATGAGTATATTCATACCCAAGTATGTGGGCCAAGATCCCAACACAATAATAGGCCAAAAAGGTGGCGGAAGATTGCCCGGAACAAAATTGAATATGAACAAGATTTGGGAAGATAATCCTGCATTTGGCAAGAACAAGCACAAGACCTATTTCACAATTCAAGACGTCAAAGATACTTTAGAAAACTTTATGAGTATGAGATGATAAAAAATAAACTAAAATCATTGACATTTGTTGACGTATTTGTTACAATCAGTGTAATAGTATTAATATCAATCGTAGTGGTCCAGGTGGGAGAAGAAGTGCTGGACACAATTCAATCCATAATCAAATAATGCGTTTTTTAACCTCTATAGCACTATCACTGGCTTTATTTTCAGCACACGCAAACGACATAACAGCAACAAGTTGGCTAGTGGCCAACGAAGACGGTCGTGTACTCAAAGGTGAAAACACCGATGAAGTACATCCTATTGCCAGTATAAGCAAACTGATGACTGTAATGGTTGTAATAGATGCTCATCAAAATCTCGATGAACATATAGGAAAATATACTCGGGAGCAACTAATACAATTGGCCCTGGTCAAGAGTGATAACAGCGCCGCAGACGCTTTGTGCAATAACTACCCCAACGGCCGAGATTCTTGTGTCAAAGCAATGAATGAAAAAGCCCAGTCTTTGTATATGACACATACTCGCTATGTAGAACCCACTGGACTATCGGTGTTCAATGTGAGCACCGCAGAGGATTTGGTCAACTTGGTGATGGAAGCCTCAAAATATCCCATTGTCAATGCGGCAGCGCACACAAGCACTGCAAAAATCAAGATCAAGAAAAAGTGGATAGTATTTCGCAATACGAATCCAATTATTGGATATAACCAACACATTATAGTCAGCAAAACTGGCTATATAAGAGCCTCTGGTGGATGCTTGGTTATGATGCTTGATACTGAAGTGGGAAAGCGTATTCTTGTGCTACTGGGTAGTAAGAATACGCATACGAGAATCCCTGAAGCAGAGATTATAATTAGAAATATTGATTAGGCGTAGCCGGCTTCTGCAACTAGATTAGTTTCAATGTCGGGATTTAATGCGTGAATCATTTCACCAGTCTCATTATACACCTTGATACCATGGGCATACTTGCCCTCATCAGTATCTAAAAACCCCATAGCCGCTTCTGCGGATTCAAATAAATGCTCTACAGTTTGTAAGGCACCATCTAACCACTTGTGGACTTTGACTTTATGGCTCATTGTGTTGCCTTAAGATGCATCTGCTGATGTATCAGCAACTGGCGCAGGGCTCATAGATTGAACTAGTTCGCCATCATCATTGTAAATCTTAACACCCTGGGAATCAGAATTATTGGCAAATTCAATCGCCTCTTCGTATGAATCAAAGAAATGATTAACTGAACGTAAAATGCCGTTATCCCATTTGTGTAGTCTTACTCTGTGTTTACTCATGATTGGTATCCTTTATTAAAGTATTTAGTCCAAACTTTAATAGTTTCATTTGTATAACGTGTTAAACTCCATTGATTGGCTTTGGAATTCAACCAGGGCATATTATATGCTAATTTTAATTTGCTGGCAATATCTTGACTATTAGTGGGGTCAGCAGTAAAAGCAGTCACTGCCCAAGGTATTTCGCTACTGCCCACCAACGGAACTCCTTGACTGATTAAATCCGCACCCACAATGTTAAATGTTTCACTGAAACTAACTTGTAGGCCTATATCCATTTGACCGCATAATTTTAAAAATTCCTCTCTTGGAGTCCATTGATGATTTATCATCTCATGCCCGGTGTCACTTAGTTGCTGAAATAGGCCTTTTAGATTATTGATCACTGGTCCGCCCTGCATTTCAATACGTCCGGCATTGACATGGAAGCGAAGTTTTTTGCCAATACTATCAGCAAACTCTATTGCACCAAATGCTTGTAATAAATGATTCTTAAGAGGACGAACTGCGCCAAAGCATCCAATATCAACTACGTCCTTGTCTTTGTTCAGGGGTTTTGTTTTGTAATCTTGCGGATAATAGTTGGGCAAGTAAATTATTTGATAATCCCATATTCTTCCGGGATATTTAATTTGCAAATAGTTTTTACATTCTCTCAGCATACGCGGAGCATTGACACCAAGATACACATTTTTAAAACTCAAATAGTCTGCAATCCAGTCCATGGCCATACCTTCACCAGCCATAAATGGCATCTCGCTATGTAAACGGATAATCCATTTTACGCTGGGGTGAAGTTTTTGTAATATTGCAAACTTTTGTGGTACAACCCACAATGCTTCAATGATAACATGAGTGGGTTTATACAGCGTAACCTCTCGATCAATTGCATTATTGTCTGGAACAACAACCATTTTGCTTTGAACGCCGTTTTCGTTTAACATAGTGTCAACAAAACTAGCAGAGTTGAAAAGACCTGTACTTAGGCCTTGGTGACTGTGGTGCACCGCGCTGTAGTCTTCGCGGCGCTTAAGGATGAATAGAACTTTTGCCATTTATTTCTCGAATTGTGCAAGTATTTATATTTTTGAATATTACAGAAATATTATTTTACGTAGTTATGCAATTGTTTTGAATACTAGGGGCTCTTGGGTCCATCCCGGGACAACCGGCAATGTATTTTCCTCATCGGCTACACCCATAGCAGTTCTTTTTGCAGTACACCATGCGGCGTGGGCCGCTTCGTCTGGAAAAGTTACAACTGTAAGTAATTTTTTAGTTTCGTTATTCCATGACACTGTTCTTGGATACTGATTTGATATTGACTCCAGAGTGGTCAATTGATCTGATGTCAGTGTTGAATATCGACTCGCCCAAGCATCGTTCGCATTTGAAAAATTGCCATCGGGATTGGACATCGTTGTGATGCGTATATATGCCATTGCTATCTCCTAGTTACTGTTATTTATCCATCAAATCCAAAGCAATAATCCTTGACTCATTAACAGTACCCCAATACCGGCTACCGCAAAACTGGCCCAAAACAAGTACATACTAACTGCTAGAATACTTGCAGACAATACAACAATGGCCATTTGAAATGCAGTACTAGCATAACTCATCCATGGGCTACGTTTCTTGGCTTGGTCGCGTTCTGCTTCAAGTGCCTTGGCTTTTTCGAATAGTGCTTTTTTGCCTTCTGGGCCTTCTTCGTAACTGGCGGCTTTGGCTTTCCACTTGTCCGCTAGTGCTGGATTTCTACTTTCAATTTGCTCAGCGGCCAATTCATATTCAGTTTGTTTAATACTTTTCGCTTGATAGAAATTCCACAAATCGTTGGCCTTGATGGTGTTGTTCATTATTGTGCTACTAAAGCCACTACCAAAGTAAGTATTAACCGCCAGCAACAATGCAAAAATATTAATAACCATACCTGCTTTGTCTTTGATCTTTGCTTCGCGCTCACTACGTGATCCTGGGGCCGGCTTTGGTGCATCGGGATCTTTTGCTTTTTTGTTTACTAAATTTAATACGCTATCGATTAGTGCCATTTTTATCTCCTTGATAGTGTATTTATTTTAGTAGACGTTGTTTGACGTCGTCTAGATAATCACAGAGCAAATTGTTGTTGGATAGAATAGCACCAAAGTTATCCACTAGTTCGTTTGTGATGATGGTTCTAAACTCACCGTAGAAGTGAGCGTGATTAAACTTTAATATCTCCTGCATTTCTTCATGCATCTGCTTTAACTGTGGCATTGGCATTGCACAAAGCCTAGCAATTTCTTGAGTGATCTTTTCTATTCTTGTATAATTATCCGGCTCAAGATCGTAACTCTCATCTATCCAACGATCAAATGTTTTGAATCCGTATGATTTTAAATAGGCCAAATTGCCCATAGCGGCTACTAATATAAAGGGTCTTTGTGCTATAATAGGCTTGAAGACTTTTTCTGTTAAATGAAGTTTGGGCTGAAAGTAAACAGTTTCAGTGACTATATGCCATAGTGAATCAGTTAACGATTCTAACTTTATATTGGCACTGAGGGTTCCGTCGGGTGTATCTGTATCAATTATTAAAGATTCTGTCACATTCTTTAGCGTATTGTATATTGTTACCTTGGCTTTGGGGTCTAATAGACTGTTGGGATCTTCAATCGTTTCACGCCAATTGTCTAGAAATAAACTGACTTTGCCAAATTTAACTAGATCTTGTGATATTAGATTGCTGACCAAGTGAAGTCTGTAAGAACGATATTTTGA